AAATGGATCTCCTAGTTGAGCCCCTGGTTCAGAACTAGCCGGAGCCCCTGGTTCAGAACTAGCCGGAGCCCCTGGTTCAGAACTAGCTGGAGCCCCTGGTTCAGAACTAGCCGGAGCCCCTGGTTCAACACCAAATGGATCTCCTAGTTGAGCCCCTGGTTCAGAACTAGCCGGAGCCCCTGGTTCAACACCAAATGGATCTCCTAGTTGACCCCCTGGTTCAGAACTAGCCGGATCTCCTGGTGGAGCACCAAGTGGAGCATCTAGTTGAGCGTTTGGTGGAGCATCTAGTTCAGCACCAGGTGGAGCATCTAGTTCAGCACCAGGTGGAGCATCTAGTTCAGCACCAGGTGGAGCATCTAGTTCAACCCCTAGCCCTGCGTCTAGTTGCTGTCCATTAATTAAATCCTCTTGTTTATCACCTCCTCCAAAAATTGTGCCCATAACAAATTGTTTTGTATCGTTATTATGTAGTTTTCCCCTATTAGAATCATCTTTATAAATTTTATTAAGAATACTTTTAACCTTACTAAATTTCTTTTTAGTAATCCTTAGACCCTCTAAAGCTATATATTTAGAAAATAACCTTAACCTTAATTCGATGTATATTAATATCTTAATTTTATCAATACTTCTGATTTTATGTTTTTTATGTAAAAATGATTTATAGTTTTCATCTAAATAAACTATACATTTATTTTCTGAACATTTAAAGCAATCATTGTAACTATCCCACGATATTGTTCCCATTAATTTATCAAAGAATCCCTGTGGTTTATGACCACAATCAAGTATTCTTTTTTTAAACATATTTTTAACAGAATTATCATTATAAAGTATTTCAAGTCCATATTTGAAATTATCTGTATCAATAAATATCCGTCTATCTTTAATTTCACTTAAGATAGTGCTTTCAAATTCATCATCCAAGGTGATTAAACCTAACACGACTTTGTACCAATTTATATATTTTATTGATAAATAATCCTCACATTCTAAAATATACTCTCTTAGTTGTTTTAAAAGCTGGTTCTGTCTTAACCGTGCACAATTAATCATAAATTTAGACATGACTTTACGGGATACTGGTAATTTAGTTAAATCTCCCAGAACCTTGAAAATTTCAGTATTATCAGAATCTATTTCTTTTACAATACTTGTAATTGATTTAGAATTTGAAAATTTTTTATTATTCCCTATAATAGTTAATAAATCAAAAGCACTTACACACTTCAAATAATTATTACATTGATCTTTGTCATTAATAGCAGACGTTGTGGGTAAGAATGGTATATATGTATCATTTAATATACTTAACACGACACTTTTGAAATCTCCTCCATCACCTCCCACATATTTTTTACGCAAGGTTGTTTTACGTTGATTAGTTTTACGTTGATTAATTTTACGTTGATTGGTTTTACGTATTGTAGATCTTCGTTGATTAGTTTTACGTTGATTAGTTTTACGTTGATTAATTTTACGTTGATTAGTTTTACGTAAAGTTCTTCTACCCATTATATATTAACAATAGAATTATTTTTCATCATTATCATTAATTTGACTTAAAAATAAGGCCGCCTCAGAATCTGGATCAGGTTCAGGTTCAGGTTCAGGTTCAGGTTCAGGTTCAACTACAATAGTCTGTGTATTTTTATTATTATCTAAACCTTTCGGTATAATATCAACCGTTTCATCAACTACTTCATCAACTACTTCATCAACTACTTTATCTATAGTTTCATTTAATTTAACAGTTTCATCATCAGCACTATGAATTTTAATTTGTAGCGGTAATTTTTCTGATTCCACATCTTCTTTATCTAATAAATCTTCTATTCCGTCATTAAATTCATCTTCATCCATTTTAATTGTTTTGTCAATTTTATAAACATTACACTTATCCAGACCATTACATATAGATGGTTTGGATACTTGATAATTCTTAAATTTTTTATTAAATTGATTAATAACACCATCATCTATTAAAGGACCGGCTTCAATTAATCTATCATATTCTGCCCTGCTTAATTTTAAGAAATCTGTTTGTAGGACTCTCCTTGAAGGATCTAATGCTAATTCAATGGCTATGTTACGCTGTAACTTCCCCCACGATACCCCCGCAATTCTATGACCTTCCATTAACTCAGCTACCTTTAAGAAATTTTGTAAGGTTGAGACGATACCTGCAAAAATATTAACTCCACCAACTATCGCCGAAGCGATAGATTTACTTTCTTGTGGAACAAATGAATCCATACCAACGTTGGCGGCACCGGTTAGCGTTGATAATATAATTACTGGTATAGAAAAACAATAATACCATTTTTTATAACTTTTTTCACATCTACCGTGTAACCATCTGTAACAAGAAGCTTTTTCCGACCATTCGGCTAATAGTGATTCGCATTCATTGGTCCACACATTTATATCTTTCCGCTGCTTACTATTCTTGATAACTTTACTCATTTAATACAATAAAATATATATTATTTTAAAAATATTTACTTAAACTTTAACATATTATTATATAATAGTATGGAAGAATTACCAGAATTATATAGTAAATGTATGGAAGATATTAAAAATACTAAATCTAAATTTGGTAAAATTATTAAATTCATCAATGAAAATACTGAAATTAACGGCGAATTATCACCTGATATTAAAATACATCTTAAAAAATTAATTAAATTATGGAAAAATAATGCTGATGCAAATATAGAATATTATTTTAATATGAAAGACCATCATTCTTACATAAATGGGAATATTGAAAATGATACTTTAAAAATAATGTGGGATGATTACATTGAAAGCGGGCTAAAATTTAGAGTTGTCTTGATGAAATTAAATCATATGTGTAGTGAAAAATACAAATAGAGTAAAATTTATGATAACTTAGGATATTCAAAAGTTATGTCTTCTGTAGCAAAGTATATTTGTTTTTTGTTATATTTTTTCTCTTTTATGAAATTTGCTTTAATAGGATCACCAGAATTACAGAACTTATGCCACGCATCGGTTATATAACTTTCTATTTCACCACAACTTAGAACTTTATCATATTGAATATCAAAAATTAATTCAGTCCCTTTAAATGATGTTTTCTTAATTTTATAGTTACAAACATCAAATAAATAATCTTTATCTTCTTTTTTTAATGTAATATTTTTAGTAATCTTAAATTGTTTAATTTTATCTTGCGAATATCCGTCTTCACTTTTTGTAAAATAATATGGTTTAACTTTCAATTACATTATCAGTTTCTTGAGAAAATAAATTACCCATTATATATTACTTTATTTTTAAAATTCTCTTAATCTTATTGATTTGTTGAGGATTATATATTGCTTTACCAGATTCAATTTCATTAATAACAGTTACCGGTAGATTACATCTGTTTGCTAAATCTTTTTGAGTCCATTTTTGCGAAGCACGACCTTGTTGAATCTTAACTCTCAATTCTAATGTAATTTTATCATGTTTTAGATCATCGTCATCTACTTTTTTCATTAGTTTATTATCTCTTTGTTGTGCTTGAGAAACTTTCTTTTTAGAACCACCTCCATCAACGTTATCATTTTTTTTACGAACAACTTGAGGTGTCCAGTCCTGATGTTCTAGACTTGTTTGTTTTTTATCTAGATTTTCAAAATGTTTATCCATTATAGATACTATAGATTATTTAATTTTTATATAATTATAAAGTGAATTTATTAAAACCGCCTTTTAGACTGTTTCTTTTTAGATTGTTTCTTTTTAGGTTGTTTCTTTTTAGGTTGTTTCTTTTTAGACTGTTTCTTTTTAGGTTGTTTCTTTTTAGACTGTTTCTTTTTTTTATCTTTTTTAGTTCGTTTTTTAATAGAACCAACTATATCATTACTAGCCAAAGCAAATTGAGTATTATCGGATATTAATGTATCTATTGTTAAATGGTATGTATCTTCATTTGCTAATATTTTTTGTTGTTCCCATAGTTTGATATCTTCAGCATTATATAGTTTTTGTTTAGGTCCCCAAGAGGGTAATTTTTTTAATTCAGTAACTGGTTTAGGTGGGTTTAACCATTTGTTTACTGTTTGACTAAATGTACCTTGTAATTTAGAATTCCAAACATCATATGTAACTAAACCTTCATATAAATTATCTATAAATTCAACTAAATTATTAATATTATCTGTTAATACTTGAAAATCAATACTTTTAAGTTCATATAAATAATTTATATTAATAACCATTAATAATTGATGTCCATAGTTTACTTTAGTTTTGAGTCCAATTATATTAAATCCAAATGGTATAATTATAAAATCAGTATTTGTTGTCCCTATATTTTGTTTATTTGGATACCTTCTTAAAAATGGTATTATAATATCATATATTATACCTAATGATAAATCAGGATTACCTGTAGCATTATATTGTACTGAATAAATATTTTTAAACTTAAATATAGTATTACATTTATTCCCTTGAATATCTACAGATGGAAATATATCTTGTATAACTTGTGTTGCATCCTTAGAAAATTTTGATTCCCCCAAGCCTGTCAACTCACCCATAGATTTATCTTCATATAATGAAGATTTATCACTTATTGCTGATGCTAATAAATATAATGAATAAGGTACGCATTGGTCTTCTATAGTATATTCATCGCCTGTACCTATATCTATATCTATTTTTTTTCGTAATATCTTTTTTAATGTAGTATTTTTTATAAAAATACCTAAAAAATTTTCACTACTTAATTTAATAGATAAATTCGGTTCTGTCATATAATATGTATAATATTTTTAGTATAATATTTTTAGTATAATATTTTTAGTATAATATTTTAGTATAACGGTAAATTAGAAGAAGAACAACTTGAAATATCACCTCTATAAATAGTAGGTTGGTCTTCTGGTTCAATACCACCATCTGGTGACCCTAAAAATGTTCCTTCAATCATACAATTTTTACCATCTTGTTTCCTTGCCATAAAATTATATTGTAATTCATCGCCTGTAATAAAACCCATTTTATCAGTTAAATAAGTTAAACATGATGTTTCAGATGGGGGACTAATATCTATGTCAGATGTTTCTTTTACTAAAGTCGTTAAACCTGTATATATCAATGTTATTAGAACTATCCAGAATGTCCATTCTGCTTTACTCGCTTGAGTTGATAGTAACCAAAAACCTATTGATTCTATGGTTACTACTGGTATGATTACATATGCTAATAGTTGAACAGGCGTAAAACCTTCGATAATATAATTATCTTTAATATCTTTAACAACTTTATCAACCTGTGCTTCATACAAATAAGGTAATCGTTCACTTTTATCATTTTTTAAGGCATATTGACGCCATTTACCAATTGTATTTAAACCATCTGTAACAACATTTTCGGAACATTGAACTGGTTTTTTAGAATTATTCAATATAAAAGGTCCACCAAACCAATCATCAGTTGCACAACCACCCGGTCCCGTATGTTTAATACCATTAAATAAGAATACTGCTGTATCTAATGCTATGTACAACAAAATAATATATCCTATAATTTGTTTAATAGTAATATTATAACCGAATAACATAATATTATAGATTATATAAAAATTTGATTATTTAAAGTTATAATAATACTATAATATAAAATGGATCCATCAAGTTTAACAAAGACTAAATTCAGTGGGAAAACTGTTGATAATGTTACTAATAATGAACTTAAGAAGTTTATCTTAGATGATGTTAAATTGAAGTGTGGTGGAATTCAATATAATTCGCGATATGCAAAAGTATATAATGAACAATATTCCAGCAATCTTAATAACCCCCATATAATTTGTTTAAAAAGTTCTGGAACACCCTATCTATTGTATTGTACTCAAATAAATGGGGTTAACTATTGTCTTTTAATTGATAAGAAGGTAAAAGCTGGTTATGATTATCCTACAATCTTTGTAACACCTTATAAATTTAACTCTGAAATATTTAACGGTACATTGTTTGAAACTGAATTAGTAAGGACTAAGAATAATAAATGGTTCTTACTTTTAGCCGATGTTTATTACTATAAATCTAATAGTTGTAAAAATAAATCTATCTTAGACAGAGTGAATATGATTCACATAATGTTAGAAAAAGAATATGATCAGGATTCATTTTGTGATGTATGTCCAATTCAAGTAAAGAAATACTTTGATTATTCAGAAAGAGAATATATCATTGATGAATTTATGCCTAATCTAGATTATGGAACAAGGGGGTTTTACTTTGTTCCTTTAAAATGTAGTTATTCTAAGATCTTGTATTTGTTCAAACAAGGCGAATTAAAAGTTAAAAAAGAAAAGAAAGATACAGTAAATTTTATGATTCAAAAAACTATGAAGAGAGATGTTTATGATTTATATTTAGAAGGTCCAAATAATATTGTAAAGCATAGTATTGCATGTATCCCTAATCTGAAATGTAGTATGATGGTGCGTAAATTATTTGATGAAGCAGATAATCCTATAGTAGAATGTAAATACAATGGAAAATTTGAAAAATGGGAACCTTTAAAGAAAACAGATAAAATTAGTAAGGTAGATGATATTTAATTATTTAGATTTCTTATAATCTTCTAAATCTTTCTTAGTTAACTGATAACCCCAGTGTAATAAAACTTGTCTAATAACAGGACTTATGCTAAAATCATCATAAGTTGATCCATTTTTTATTATTTTATTCATTAAAGTTCGCCTAAATCTACCATTTGGACCTGCTAATTTTAACCATCTACCTATTTGTCTTTCATCATCACCCGTTCTTCTACCTTTTTTGTAATAACAGAACCACTGAAACCATCCATAAGGATCCTGTTCATCAATCCAACCAGATGATTCCCATGCTTCTAACGTTGATCCACATTTTACCTTGTATTTATTAACTTTTTTATCATATTTAGATGATGATACCATCGTATCTATATCTAAACCTTTGAACCAATCTTTAGGCAACCCCCTCATAGCTTGTTTAGGGGTATAGTCTTCACCTGTAACAGACGAATGTATTGGTCTAAAATATGTTCCTCCAAAAGCACCCATCTTAAACACTTGTTTAGGTGTTTTATTGGGTTTGAATTGTTTATGGATGTCTTGTTTATGAATATCTTGATTATCTTTTTCTTTTGACCTTTTATTGGACTTTCTTGGCATTATATTAATGATAGATAATATTATTTAAGCATAAGTTCCACCACCATCAACAAAAAAATCTGGGTTCACAGGTAAAGGTTCATCCGCTTTAATGTAACGTGTTCTGTCTAAATAATTATTATGTGTGTATCCTGGATATTGACCTATTGAATATTTATTATTAAAGAAATTAGTAGGATCTGGTATGTTTGGGTCTAATGTCATTTTATATAATTCTGGATCTGGTTTTAAATTTTCTTTTACTAATATGTCCATTGTATCTTGGAATCGTTTGGGACATGATAAATATGTATAATTTTGAATATCATATAATTTATTTAATCCAGGATTAAGATATCGTATATCTACATTAGGTTTATTATCTTTAGCATCATCTATTTTACATGAATGATGATTGGGTCCATCTTCTTCATCTGTACATTGTCCTTTTTTTACCATAGCTTCGAAACCAGATGCATCAGAATAATTTTCTTCACGTATTCTTCTTAACTCATCTTTCATTTCATCTTCGTCCATATCTTGAACTGAATCAGATGTATGTGTCCCGCCTTGTCCATCATCTATACCATCTCCAGTATTTCCTTCAATTAAAGGTTTTTTAAAATCTTTAATTAAAATTATTAATAATATCACCAATAATAAACACCAGTGAAACATATACTTTAATTAATATTTAAAAATATATGAATAAAATTATTTATAATGTCATTACACTCTGATATGGATTTACTGGTTGACGCTTTGGGTGGGCTACCAGCTGAAAATAATGTATATAGTGATATAGAGGTAGAAAAAGGTAAACCCAATGAATATTACCAAGGTCAAGCTGAATATATTTTACAAAATATTGATACTACAGAACATTATTTTCATTTTGTAAATACTATTTTGAAAGATTATAATAAATTAACTGTAGAACAAAAAAAGGTAATCCAAGATAAAATGGGTATTTCACCAGTTATCAAAGAAAAAGTTGTAATAAAAGAAAAAATAGTTTATAAGACTAAAAAACCTAAAATAAATACTTATGATGATTATTAAATGTTTGTTAAATATAATGTGGTTTAATAAAAATGATTTAAAATTCCATAATTCTATATCAGATAAAAGTATTAGGGGATATGTTTTACCTCACGCTGGAACAAAATATACTGGTAAAATAATTAGTCATACATTACGGTTTAAACCTACTTTTAAATTTAAAAAAGTAGTTATTATATACTATCCGGTTTCCGATAAACCTAATGTATACAATAGGTATTATCACGAATATTATGTACCTATGAAATCTATTAAACATTTTATAGATAATAAATGGAATATGAAGGAAGTGTCTTATGTGGGGGTTAATTTAAGAAGCGAATTAGATGAATTAGATGTAACGGATACAACGGATACTTTAATTATAGTATCAGCTGATTTTTCTCACTTTTTACCCTTTAAATATGCTATGGATCTTGAAAACAAAGCGTCTATGTCATTGATGTTTAAAAAATATAATAAAACTGAATATACCGATATAATTGATCATATTATTTCATTTAAATTTTTAAATAGAATTATACCATATGATTGGTATTTACAATGGATAGGTAGAACGCGAAGTCCTGGTGAAAAAGGGGTGGGATATCTATCTTTTTTTATTAAAGAACCTATTCCTTTAGTGAAGCCAGATGGTATATTTGTTACATGTTATGATAATAATATGGTTGCGCATGAATGTTTAGGTGAATGGTTTCCATATAATAATTGGACTAAACATACAGAAAATAATTTAATTAAAAAAGTTATACATTTAGGCAATACAAGCAGTAGATTAACGGGTGGTATATCCAATGGGTTACCAGTTACGTATTATACTGTTACATATCTATATAATGATAATAAAAATTTTATAAGAGGATACCACGGAATCAAATATAATGCGTTTTACTTACCAAATGTAATGTTAGAGAATACTCACTCAAATGGTAAATGGATAGATAGTAATGATAATGAATGGTTAGATGGAAACTTCATGTTACATCATACATTAAATAAATTAACACAGAAGGCGAAAAAAGCAAATAGTAATAATTATACATTATACAGGTCTGAAGTAAGACACTTTAAAATTTGATTTAAAAGATATGTAAATAATTAATATAATATGCTGTCTAGACAAGGTTACAAACTAAAAAAAGATGACTTGTCAGAAGAACAACTATCTAAAATTAAAAAAGATTTGACTGCTAGGCCAGCTATAGTCCAGGGTTTTGGACCACCAAATCAGAAACAGGTAGAGTATCCTATTTACATGGAAAGCAAAACAAGTTATTATTTACCACGATTCTATGGCCAAAAACACTTTGGCAAACCAATTACAGATAATTTAGATGAAGGATTAGATGTTAATATAGAATTCAATGGATCATTGAGGGAAGAACAAATCCCTATCCAAAAGTTATATTTAGATGAAAAAGGTGGGGGTATTATATCATTGAAATGTGGGGGAGGTAAAACTGTTTTAGCGTTATCGATAGTTTCTTCTTTACAAAAGAAAACAATTGTGTTAGTTCATAAAGATTTCTTAATGACACAATGGCGTGATCGTATTAAGCAATTCTTACCTGACGCGAAAATTGGTAAAATTCAACAGGATACCGTTGATGTAGATGGAAAAGATATTGTTTTAGCAATGGTTCAGAGTGTATCGGTTAAAGAATATCCTAAAGAAGTATTTGAACAATTTGGCTTAGCTATATTCGATGAATGTCATCATTTAGGGGCAGAAGTATTCTTTAAAAGTATGAGAAAAGTAGCATCAAAATATATGCTAGGTTTATCAGCAACACCTAAGAGGAAAGACCGTTTACAGTGGGTCTTTGAAACATTCATAGGCCCCATCGTATACATGACAAAAGATATAGTTACAGATGGTGTGGAAGTGAATGTAATCGATTATTATTCGGATGATGCAAATTATTGTAAAGAATGTTTAAATTATATGGGGAAACCCGTTTTACCCAAAGTAATTAATAATGTTTGTGCTTTCTGGTCAAGGACTAAACTTGTGCTAGATTTAACTAAAAAATATTTTGAAATGGGGAGAAAAGTTATTATATTAAGTGATCGTAGAAATCATTTAGATGTAATGTTGGAATGGCTAACACAAAACAATATACCTTCTGGATTATACGTAGGTGGAATGAAACCCTTTGATTTACATGAATCACAAGAAAAAGATGTTATTTTAGGAACATTCTCTATGGCGGCGGAAGGAATGGATATTCCTAAATTAAATACAATTATTCTAGCATCACCAAAATCGGATGTTGTTCAGGCGGTAGGTAGAATCATGAGAGAAAAAGCAAATGTTCGTAAATTCCACCCATTAATTATTGATATTAACGATACACACCCTAATTTCCAAACATTCAAAAGACAAGCACAAAAAAGGATAACATTTTACAAACAACAAAAATACAAAATAATGCTTCATAAAGAAGATGGTTCAATTGAAGAATATAAAAAAGTAAAAAAGATTACTAAAAAAGGTGTATGTTTAATTGATGATTAGTCAAATTTATGAAGGTTCATAATTGCTTTCTGAATAAGTTGTCTTTTTAAATTTCGTATAATACGATGCTTATTAAACGTATGGTTCTTAAACGTATGCTTGTTAAAAGATGAATATAACTTGAAAATATTGTAATACATTTATATTAATAACTATTTAATTTATATTTAAATATACCTTCACCTAAATTAATTTTATTTTTTCTCCAAGAAATAGATGCTTCATCAAAATTTATGATAACTTGGTCTAAACCAATCATTCTACCACTTCTCAAAATCATTATTTAATAAACTAATGATTAGATAATATCAAATTTATTATTTCTTAATAGTCCTTTTATGTTTCTTTCTCTTTCTTGAATTATTTCTCCTTTTAGATTTTTTCTTTTTAGATCTAAGCTTTTTAGATTTAACCTTTTTAGATTTTTTCTTTTTTCTTTTTTTAATATTTCCGCCACTTGGGTCACTCAGGCCGACGCGGTGAGTGACGCCCTCCTCATCCTCCACCTCCTCTACATCTACAAACCAATTATGGCTTAAAACATTAGTATGGTTTAATTTATCTGTTAATAATTTCTCGAGGAAATCACGCAATTCATCACTTATATCCGTTATTCTGGTTAATTTATCTAAAAGTAGTGTAGAGACCCCATCCGTGACGTCAAAATCAAAAGTACCATTTATAATGTATATAATACATGCTGCTAAAGCAAATAAATCGCGATTTGAATCTCTTATACCAATAGCTATACGGGTTTCTTCTATACATCTTTCAGCATCATATAGCATTTCACGGTGCTTATTATTTAACCATCGATCAATAAGTGCTTTTTCTTTTTCTTTTTCTTCCGGAATGGCCCTAGTTTCACGAAGTATATCCAAAATAAGTTTACGATAGTTATTAGTATCACAATAATCAGGTAGACATCCAAATATTCCACTATCGCTACCTTTTGACATTAATCCATAATCTATAATACACACCTTATAATCCGGTGTTACCATAATATTATCTAATTTTATATCATTATGATAATATCCAGCACTATTGATTATGTTTATAAATGTTAAAATCGGTTTAAAAATATATTTTAATCTTCTTTCATTTATACCAGAATCTCTAAAATATGATGTCGTTGCTAAATCAAATAATGTTGTACCTTCTATAAAATTAGTAACAATATAACCATTACGGCCAATAATAGCACTTTTTAGTAATTCCTGTAATACTATACGCTCATTTTGTAAAGCTAACCTTCTGTATAGTTTTGAAATAGCTTTCAATTTTTCTTTTTCGTTATAATAAGTATACGCATTTATATTAGATCCATCTATAATGTTATTTAATGTTTTAATTAAATGAATTTCTTCAGTTGTTATATGCATTGCTCGGTCAACTTTCCCCGTGTCGCTATTTGTTATATTTATAAAATTAGCATAATTTTTTCGTTTATAAGTTCTGCCTCCACCATTTATTTTTATCAATTTTGAGCTCATTTATACTTTTATATATATATTTTTTTAGCCCATTTTTAGCTCATTTCTTGATTAATATTGAGGCCATCAAAATCAGCTACTTCTAGACCTTCGGGTGCTTCTTTATTTATAAATTCTTTTGGTTCTTCTTCTTCTTCTTCGGAACCAGAATCATTATCAGATCCTGAAGATTCTTCATCTGATTCTGAATCACTGTATTCTTTTGGTTGTGACCAAGAACGATGTTCTTGTTTTGGATATACTCTAAATGTATGTTCTTCATTTTCTATTAGTAGAGGGTAACCCATTACTCCCTTGACTAAAGAACATACTTGTTTTCCATCTTTTTCAACTAAATTAAAAGAGACATATTCTCCAGGATAAAGTTTCCTGTATAACCCTTCGCTACACTTAATTTCAGAATTATGAACAAAATAATCTTTATCATCATTTAAGTTTTTGATAAATCCGTAACCCTTACGGTTAAAAAAACGAATAACACGCCCAACCTCCGTTCCAAATTCTTGAATACTCATTTCTTCGGTCATTATAAGTTAATAATTTATTATTCCTTTATATATTTTATGATAACATTCATTTTAAAAATACTTATATTATGTTATTTATTTTATACAATTTACAGTGTTCATAATATGTTGAAATACAATTCAAACGCAACTGTTAATACAATTGAAATACCAGATAAAGAAAAAATTACTAATGAAATAAAAGATAAGATACCAATCATAATAAATTATTCAGAAAATCAATTATCCCTAACATTAGATGGTATGAATACTAGTAAACCAGGTTATATTATAAATGATAATGAAACATTAATATCATTAGACCAACTACTAAAATCAGAAGTTGTTAGAGTTACAGATAACACTAAACTAATTGAAGATTATAATATAAAAGAACATTGTAACAGTGTAGTTAATTTGATTAGTTCACCTATAACTTGTGACATAAATTATAAGTTATCTTTGTACAGAGGTTTTAATCAATCTAAATTATATAAAAATTATAGAGAATATTTGCTCCTACAATCTTTAGAAGGTGATTACACTGTTTATTTATTCAATCCTAAACATGAAAATGATATCAAAGGTTTAGAAATAAATAATACAAAGAAATGGGCGATTAAACTAGATATGAAAAAAGACAATATATTGTTTATACCACCCGAGTGGTCATATTTTTATCGTTGCGATAATGAATTAATATTGTCTAAGACTGAATCTGATAGTATACCCACATGGTTATTTAATAGAATTAGAAGAAAATAATATATATTATAATATAAATGTATTCGATGAGTTTAAATCAAGTTTTTGCGTGGAAAAATAAGTTATCTAAAAGTAATAAATACTTTGGTGGTAATATGTTGGGTGGGGCAAATCCGATGGAAGGGGCGGATGCAAATCCGATGGAAGGGGTGGATGCAACGATAATCTCTTCCACAGATAATCTATTTAAATTTTCAATTAATAAGAGCGACTTCGTAAATAAAAAAAGAATAGGGCTTAAGCTACACGGAGCAGGGTCTACAAGGAGTAGCTTTGTTTTGAGCTCTAATTTTGAAAATATTCAAGGGCATTTAGATGGAAATGGAATAAATGATGAGACATTTTACAAAATATATAGTATAAATAGGAATAAAACTTATGATGTTAATGATGTTATTGAGCAATTCAGAAATATAAAAAATTCTGATAAATACGATGATATCGAAATAGAATTACGGAAAATACCGGTAAGTATATTGGTGGGTAGACTTGAAAAATCGCAAAAAAAATACCCTGAAATAATATCTGAAGCCAAGATGCCTCTACCCCAAATTTTGAGAATTTTAGAGGTAATAGATTATCCAAAAAAGAAATTACAGGATATGTATATGAGCCTCGGACTAGCAAAACCTAGGGGGGTTAGTGGGGATTATTTATGGGATAAAATAAGATTTGCAGTTATGGAAGATATAGTGATTAAAATGAATAGAGAAGAGCTTGAGAAACTGATAGAAGAGTGCCAGAAGAATCATCTACCCGACCATGGTCAAATAGATGAGCTTCGTGAGAGATTGCAGGCATTCTATGCTTCCGAGGATCAGGTAACAGGTGATCTGGGTTCGGGTTTAGACGATCTTCCAAGTTCTTCTTTAACCGAAGCATCTAACGATTTGAAATTCAGTTCAGCTAGTCCAGCAGGTCTGGCTATCGAACCAGATAGTCCAGCAGGTCTGGCTAGATCAACTAGTTCAGCTAGTTCAGCTAGTTCAGCGAGTTCAGCTATTTCAGATAGATCAGATAGATCAGATAGATCAGATAGATCAACGAGATCAGCTAGTCCAGCTAGTTCAGCTAGTTCAGATAGATATAGTCTATCATCTATCGCTACTAGTCCCAGTTCACCAGAGGATCATGTAATCGACCCTCAAAACCCATATAGTCTAGCAGGTCTGGAGGATAACGAACTACTAGAATTATCAGATAGATCAGCTAGTCCAGCAGGTCTGGCTAGATCAGCTAGTTCAGCTAGTTCAGCTAGTTCAGCTAGTTCAGCTAGTTCAGCTAGTTCAGCTAGTTCAGATAGATCAGATAGATCAACGAGATCAGCTAGTCCAGCTAGTTCAGCTAGTTCAGATAGATATAGTCTATCATCTATCGCTACTAGCCCCAGTTCACCAGAGGATCCTGTAATCGACCCTCAAAACCCACATAGTCTAGCAGGTCTGGGGGATAACGAACTACTAGAATTATCAGATAGATCAGCTAGTCCAGCAGGTCTGGCTAGATCAGCTAGTTCAGCTAGTTCAGCTAGTTCAGCTAGTTCAGCTAGTTCAGCTACTTTAGGTAGTTTAATGAATGAATATGATACAGATTCATCATGGCCTTCTAGTATTGCTAAACCAACTACAGTTGATGAAAATGCCGTAGATATTGTTGTCGAGGCATTAGTAAATAAAACATACGCTGAAATTTTAAATATAGTGTGTGATGAAATTCCTAATTTGAAACATTTAATTAATTTAAATACCGACGCCCACGCCTATAGTCTTGTAACCTTATATTGTATAGTATATGTAATAAATGAAACCGATGATGAAATACTAAATTCTTTAGGAGAAGCTGGACTCGCAGAAGCTTCGCTCCATATATTAAATTATTATGAAAATGCTGATCGTAGAGATGAAATTGTTTTAAATACTTTTATGACTAAGCTTGGTTATATCGGGGGTAAATATAAGAAAAAATACAAACGTAAAGCTAGCAAACGTAAAGTTACCAAGCGTAAAGCTAGCAAACGTAAAGCTAGCAAACGTAAAGTTACCAAGCGTAAAGCTAGCAAACGTAAAGTTACCAAGCGTAAAGCTAGCAAACGTAAAGTTACCAAACGTAAAGTTACCAAACGTAAAGCTAAAAAAACTAGAATGAGAAAATAATACTATTTATAATTATACGTTTTAAATTTACACTGATTGTGAAAATTATAATTTAAGAAAATAATATCTTTATTATATATAAATGGAATTGAATAAAAAGTGGGTATTATGGTATCATTCAATTAAAGATAACTCGTGGAAAAAATCATCATATACAAAATTTTTTACATTTTCAAATTTAATCGATTACAGTATTTTTGAAGAAACAGTTCAAACAAATCATTTACAAAATGGTATGTTTTTTTTAATGAGAGAAGGAATATTTCCGAATTGGGAAGACCCAGATAATAGTGAAGGATGTTGTATATCATTTAAAATACCAGGACAAACAATTAAAGAAGAATTTTGTAAAATACTATTACATTGTATAACTGAAGATATTTTAATTGATCCAGATAATCATGAAGAATTAAATGGATTCTCAGTAGCCCCTAAAAAAGAATTCAATATCGCTAAATTATGGATGAGAAATAAACAGGGTAAATACACCGATTTAATGAAAGAAGTTTCACCTTGTTTACTAGAAAAAGATTGTATGATTAAAGATAATATAGTTGAAAAATAAATTAATTCTTTCTAAGCAACATTAGGTGCCAAACATAATTTAATATCACCTAAGTTAGCAACAGAATATGTTATTACTAATGGATAATCATTCTTAATATAGATGTGAATCTGATTACACATATTGGTACACTTTGTGAATAATAATAGATACTTCAAACAGAAAATACCTTGAATAGGTGTTTCAGGTGATGCTGACTGGGAGAACTGTAGCCCGTTATTTGTTTCACATAAACAGGTTTCTTGGCAAGCAAAATCACCATTACAACTAAGTATTAATTCTGAACCAACACTCTTAATTTCAATTAAATTTCCTATATTTGTCATATCACGAATAATTTTTTGGAAATCTGATGAAGGGAGTGTTAATTCAGTTTCAAACGTGGCGGGAGGAATTTGGATATTTTCATTGGCGATATCTAAGAGATTTAATTTATAAATAGTCTGCGAATTCTTTTCTTTATTATTAATCTGAATACCTAAAGTGTTGTTATTATTGTTTTCTAAGAACAATGTTAAGATGTCTGAATTACCCATAGTCTTAATTAATTTATACATATTAGTCATGTTAACACCTATGATACATTGTTCTTTACATTCATAGAAATCAAAGTTTTCAGCGTGTAATTTCATATGTATTAAAACATTATGACTACTATCTGTAGCAATTAACTTAATACCCGAACTATCAATAATGAAATTACAATCAGTTAATATATCTTTTAATGCTTCTACCAATATTCGGAAAGCTCCAGATTGAACTGTTTGAATGTTAAAGGTATAATTAATTTTTTGTGAAACTATGTCCATTTTAATAACTTAAATATTATTTATTTCTTTAAATATTAACGCGTTTAAATGTTTAAAGAATACAGGATAAATTTATACAGGTTATGAATAGTTCAAAGACAAAAAGGGCATCTAAAACATCTATTTTTAAAGAATATTGTCACTACTTACATAAATACAAAGAAAAATATGGTGAAAAAACAGTTGTCCTTATGCAAGTTGGTTCTTTTTATGAAATTTATGCTATTTTGAATGATGAAGAAGAATTAGGAGAAACAAATATTCATCATATTTGTAATAATATTATGAATATTGCTGTAGCAAATAAAACAAATAATATGTTAATGGGTGGATTTCAGGTACCATATGCTGATAAATTTTTAAAACTATTAATTAATGATGGATATCATATTGTTTTAGTAGATCAGTTGAGCGAAGGTTCGGGTGCTGAAAGAGATGTTAAAGAAGTCCTCAGTCCAGGAACATTTATGGACTATTCTGATAGTGTAACCAGTAATATTATGTCTGTATTCATAGAAAAAATTAGTATAACATTTATAGCTGTAGGAATATCTATAATAGATGTTAGTACAGGAAATAATTATGTTTATCAAATAGATAAAAAGTTAGACCAAGATTATTGGAAAGATGAATTAAGTAGATTAATAAATTATTATTCACCAAAAGAATATTTATTTCAAACGAATAATTTTAATTTAACACAAGATGATATTATGAATTATTGGGATGTTAATACACTGAATGTTCAGATAAATCAATATACCGAAAATACGTTTGAAGGCATTGTTTATCAAAATGAATTTCTACAAAAAGTATTCAATTTTGAATCACAGATTACACCTATAGAGGAGATAAATATGATTCATTGTTCTCAGTTAAGGAATTCATATATTTACATGCTCCAGTATATCTATGAACAAAAACAAGATGTCATAAAAAATATTAACTACCCTAATAAAATCAATGATATCAACCATCTATCTATAGCAGCTAATGGTGTTAGACAGTTAAATGTTATTCAAAATTATTCATATTATAAAGGTAAAAATGAATCATTATACTCAATATGTGATGAATGTGGATTTATTGGCGGTAAGAGGTTGCTAAAAGAAAGATTATTGTATCCGTCTATAGAACCGGGTGTGTTAAATTTACGATATTCTAAGGTTGAGCGGTTTATTAAAGATAATTTTTATAAAGAATTAAAATCAGATATTTGTAAACTAACTGATACAGAAAAGGGTTTGCGTAAATTAGGTATGGACACACTAACGCCACAACTTTTTTTAAACACTAAATTATCTTATGATTTTATTATTAGAATAATTGATATTTTGAATAAAACTGATATTATTTCTGATTACTTTTCAGAATATATTGAAGATGTTAGTAAATTCAAGCAGTTTTATGAACACATTAACAATATATTTAATTTTAAGAATATGATTTCTACAGATAAACCATATTTTAAACAAGGTGTTTATCCTGATTTAGATGAAGTTTATAAAATTACAGAATTAGCAAGATTAAATCTAGAATTTATCAGTAATAGATTATCGAATATAATTGATTCAAATAAAGAAGGGGCATGTAAATTTGATCATAATGATAAGATGGGTTACTTTTTATACTGTACAAAGAATAGATCTAAGATTCTAAGTAAACGCTTTGAAAATATACCAAATCAAATGATAAATATCAGAGATTCTAAAGGAGATATAGTCTATCAAATACATTCATCTTCATTTACATTTTCAAATAAAGATAATAGTAATGTTTTCATTGAATCAGAAGAAATTAAGAATTTAACAGATGAATTATATACTAATACAGAAAAAATAAAACAATTAAATTCAATTTACTGGCAACAAATCACAAATACGATTTATTCAGAATACAAAGATATGTTATTAAGAATTCATAAATTTATATCAGAAGTTGATGTAACGTGTGCTGGAGCAAAGGTTGCTGTAGATTACCAGTATTCTAAACCTGTTTTAGTAGATTCAGAAAAAGCTTGTTTAGATGCTACCGGTATGAGACATCCAATAGTTGAAAGAATATCAGCTGATACAGAATATGTTACTAATGATATTACCTTGGGTAAAGGTAACAAAGATGGTATACTTTTATTTGGAACTAACGCTTGTGGTAAATCTACTTTAATGAAAGCAATAGGTCTAAATATTATTTTAGCACAAGCGGGATTCTATGTAGCTTGTTCATCATTCCGTTTTAAACCGTATACTCAAATATTCACTAGAATTCTAAATAATGATAATATATTTAGGTCTCAATCATCTTTTGCAGTTGAGGTAATGGAACTCAGATCAATCTTTCAAATGTGTGATGAAAATTCACTTATACTAGGTGATGAATTATGTTCTGGAACTGAATCATCATCTGCCTTAGCGATTGTTTCTAATAGTATTAAAACATTATCAGATAAAAATGTATCTTTTATGATAACCTCACATTTACATGAATTAACAGGAATACCTGTAATAAAAGAAATACAAAATCTAAATATATACCATCTAAAAATTAGATGCGATGATGGTATTCTAGTTTATGATAGGAAATTATGTGAAGGATCTGGACCACCTATTTATGGTTTAACAGTATGTGAAGCGATGGGTATGCCTAAAGAATTTACAAAGGGTTGTTCAGATATTTTAAATTATCTTCAAAATAAAGAAGAGTATTTAGTCTCAACCAAGTTATCACAATATAGCTCAAAGGTATTTATGGATGAATGTAAAGTATGTGGGGGTTTACCAGAAGAAACCCATCATATTAAAGAACAATGTATAGCCGATGAAAACGGTATGATAGATCATCATCATAAAAACAAAAAACATAATTTAGTAGTTTTATGTAAAAGTTGTCATTCTAAAGTAACTTATGGAGGCTTACTGATCCATGGATGGAAAAATACATCTAGAGGAAAACAATTAGATTATGAATATGTTTCAGATGAATCTAAGAAATCTAAGAAATATACAGTAGAACAAATAGATATAATTTTAGGTTACAAAAATTTAATAGATGATGAATTAATGAATAAAACAAATTGTTTAAATTTAATTGATTCTGAACATGGTTTCAGACCATCGATGAGAGTATTTACGGATATAATCAATGGTCGGTACTAATATTTAATGCGTAAATTTATAATAATTTATATATTAATTATATTATAAAAATGGTTGAAATCAAGAAAGTAACTTCTGATAATGTTTATGAAACTATTAATGAATTTGTAACTAAGGGTGAATTAGTGGTAGAAGATTATGATTCTATGATTGAAGTAATTTTATCTATGATTAAGGGAGGATACTGTTTTGCTATGGACCGCGACCTTTTACGTGATGCTATGGAATCATTAACTTATATGTATTCTCCATCAGATGATATGAACAAGGATCGTTTAGTACAACAGTTTGCTGATGATGAGGATGATGAAGATGATGAGGATGAAGAGGGTGAAGAAGAATTTGGTAATATGGATTTGATGAAGATGATGCAAATGATGGGTGGTGCTATGGGTGGAGAAGGTGGTATGCCTGATTTAGGTTCTCTTGTAGGTGAATCCCCTGATCCAGAACCAAAAACAGTAACCACTGATGAAATACCCTCAGAAGTTGAAGGAACTACTGTTGTCAAAGAAGAACCTGCTACTGATTCTGCTACTGATTCTGCTACTGATTCTGCTACTGAAGAATCTAAACCGACAGAAGTTGGTGGCGCTGAATAAATATATATTGAATAATATATGGCAAAAAATAAATTGGCGATGGTAGATAAGAAAACTAAAAAGAAAAATAAAAAATCTAAAACAAAAAAAAAGATTACCAAAAAGTTAAATATTGTGGATGTTCCATTAGCAGATAAAGTTAGTTTAGGTAGTAAAGCTAGTATAGGTTCTATAAATTATCATTATCAAAAATATTATAATACATTTGCTTTCATACAAAAAATTATTAGTAGAGATGATAAATTAAAAAAGATAGTTTGTATACCCGATAAAAGTAAATGGTTACCTTCATTTATGAAAGTTCATTTTTTTACAGGTATTGATTCTATTAAATCTCATTTAGAATCAGTTAAACCAGTTGATCCTTTTGTTAGTAAAGACAATTTTATGAATGAATTAAATAAATGTATGGTTAAACGATTAGTCCCAATTAGTTTAGAAATAGTTATTCCTAATGTAGGAACGCACGCAAATGTTATTATAATAGATACTAAAAAGAAAACGGTAGAATTGTTTGAACCACACGGGGCAAGGAGTAATGAAAGTGAATTAGAGAGTATAAGTAGAGCTTACTTTAAAGTATCTAAAAACGTTCATAAATTTGTAAGAATGAATTTACCAGAATTTACCTATATACCTCCATCTAAATATGAACCAGAAGATGGTTTACAAGTTAGGTTAGATGCTTTCTCTGGATTATGTGTAACATGGTCTATCCTATATTTACATTATAGAATATTGAATCCAGATTTAAATCCTAAAAAATTAATGGAATATTTAGATAAAACATTTACCATGAAAAAAATGCTAAGATACACTCGGTATGTTGAAGAAGTGTTGAAAGGTAAAATATAAAACATAAATTTGATTTTTTTTAACTTAAAGATTTTTTATCTTGATAAAGTAGACTATGGATAACTTAAGGATATCCACCATGACTGCTGTTTCAGCTATTAATTCTGATATAAATTTAGACAATTTATATAAGAATGCTGTAATTAATGATGTTTTAACATTTATCCAACACGGTTCATTAGGAACCAAAGGTGAGTCTAATAAAAAGAAAAGAAAACAACGTGTTCCCAAGAAACAAAAAACATTCTTTAATCAAGTTACACTTCATGTTAATTGTGATAAGATAGTAAATGTAAAGATGTTTAATAATGGTAAAATTCAAATGACAGGATTAAAGTATGAAGACCACGGTGAAAAGGTTCTAAGTAAATTGTTACCTTATCTTTTGAGGTTAGATGTTGAATCTGAAAATAAAATTTTGAATAACAGCGAGATAGAATATAAACCATTTAATATTGCGATGATTAACAGTGATTTCTCTATAGGATATAAGGTTAAGAGGGAAGTTGTTCATAGAGAAATTGTTGATGCAGGAATGTATTCATCTTATGAACCATGTATTTATCCGGGTGTAAATATTAAATACTATTATAACAAAGATACAGAAGGTACATCTAATGCTGGTATATGTAAATGTAGTAAGTGTTGTAATGGGAAAGGTTGTGGTCAAGGCGATGGTTTATGTAAAAAGATAACTATAGTAGTATTCATGAGTGGTGAAGTTATGATTACGGGTGCTAGATCCCGGGAACATATTTCAATATGCTATTATTTCATTACAAAAATGTTGAATTCAAATAAAGGACTTATTATCTTAAATAATTAAATTAAAGGTTATAAATAATATTATCTAGCATCATAATATATGGAAGAAATAATTATAATAGTATTTTTTATTTTTGTTGGATATTTAATTATGGATCATTTTAAAACTATACCATTACGATCAATTCAAGATAAACCAACACATAGTAAACCCAAACATGCCTTGAATTCAGTTTTAAGTGATTTTTCTAGAGGTGATAAAATTAGTTTAACAGGTAACTGTAATGTTAGACTCTATACCCGAAATACGGTTACGGCGGATATGAAAAGTAAATTTAAGAATTTAATTAATGAAATATTTAAGAGTGTCTATGGCCTAACAGACGATATTTATGAACTACAAGAATTAAATAATGTTTATGAAAAAACGGATTCTCTAGGTAATAAAAGATATATCTTAGATGCTACAATTGTTTCAAAAAATAATTATTACACTGTAAATATTGTTGTAGATTTTGTTGTTCTGAATGGTGAAATATTAGTTAATTCAGTTAATACAAATTATGCGTCTAACAACAATATTGTGAATAGATTTGATGTAGTATTTAATGAACAAGGTATTTTACTAGATCGTAATAATTTTAAAGAAAATGTAGGCGCATTATTAGACAATAAATACAGAGAACAACATAAAGTTATTGCGGTCGATGCTTCTAAAATGGATGTTAAGAATTATGAACTTGATAATGTATTATCGTTAACAAGTTTATTGAATAAATACTATCCAGCTACTACATCAAATGGTACTATTAAAAATTTAGAGAGTAAAGGTATGGATGGTTTAACTGAGCATTACTTCCCATCAGATTTACAAACTATAGAATCACAACAATATTGTCCAGGTGGATCATGTGTTTTTAGACATAATTCATCTTTATCTGAATATACACAACCTTACACCGCACCTGGTTTATTCTATGATAGGAGTAGTTATCCAGTTAATTGATTTGTAAATTTGATAAAATACTTAAACACCTAACTCATAAATAACTTATTATGGACTTAACTAAAATAAATGATTATTTTGAAAACAATGTAGAAGTTTTAGAAAGGGAATTAACAAATGTATCCATTGACACAGATAATTTGGAAGATGATACCCGTGTAGTAAAAGTAAGGGTTGATTATAAGCAATGTATTCTAAATGAATTCAAAGATATTTTAACACCAGATATTGAATATTATATCGATGGATACTTTGAACTTTGGTTTCAGAAATCATTAGACACAATCAAGCGTTTACATGATAAGAGAGATCATCTTTATAATAAGATGATTGAATTAAAACTACTAAAGTTACCTGAACAAAGGTCAGAAGAATGGTATAAAATTAGGGAAAACTTATTAACAGCTAGTTCTTTAGCAGATGCCTTAGGCAAGGGTCATTTTCAAACACGTGATGGTCTATTGTTAGCTAAAACTAGTGAACAAAAAGATACTATATCTAAAGCATCCAGAGATATTATGCAGTGGGGGGTGAAGTATGAACCTGTTGCGACGATGTTTTATGAACATTTAAATAATTTGAAAATTGTAGAATTTGGTTTAATTCCTCATCCAAAGTTATCTGTATTTGGTGCTTCACCTGATGGAATAACCGATATAGATTCACCACCAGGATTAGTTGGTAGAATGTTGGAAATCAAGTGTCCTCCTAAAAGGGTGTTTACAAAAGAAGTTCCTAAACATTATTGGATGCAGATGCAAGGACAACTTGAAGTTTGTGATTTGGAAGAATGTGATTTCTTACAAGTTAAATTAGAAGAATATAATGATGTTACGGAATATGAAAGTGATGTTATGGTTAATGATGGTTTGGTGAAAGGATACACTAGTGATAACTTACCGAAAGGATTAGTTCTAGATTATGAAACTGAAGAAGGTATAGAATATGAATTTTCACCTTGGTTAGCATCATTAGATGATATCTTGAACTGGAAAAATAAGATTATTGGCGAAAGAGGTGTTTGTACCAATGAAAAATGGTGGAAGATAACACGTTATGAATGTACTTTAGTTAGAAGGGATAAGGTATGGTGGAATTCTGTTGTCCCTGATATTATTAAATTTTGGTCAGAAGTTGTTCATTATCGTGAAGTAGGTAATGAAGAAGTTAAACAGAAGATACAAAGTAGGAAGCGTGGTCCAAGAAAGAAAGTTTTCACAGTTCAAGAGCCAATCAAGGGATATCTGATGGATAGTGATGAAGAATAATAATACACTATCTCTATTCTGATTTTACAAACGAATTCAAAGATTGCCACAAGCGCAAAGCTGGGGCCGCTCCTCGCTGCCAATTAGCTAATCTGGGGGGCTTATATTCCATGTCTTCTACTAATTGTTCATAACTAGCTGTTTCTTTGATACCACTGCTTTCTGGTATATGATTTAATATATCAACTATTACCCGGTTGACGGTGTTAAGATGTGCTATAAGTGTGGCACGGGACCCCCCCCTATATCTTCTTTTATTGGTAACCCTTGAAGTTCTTTTTGTAACTCTTGAAGTTCTTTTTTTTGTCATTTTATAATATAGTATATAAAATAATTATTGTCTTGCTTCTATAATAAATTCAGCAGTGAATCTTGGAAAATCACCTATACGATAATAACTAGTATCAGTATTAATACCACTCAATCCACCTGTAGATGTAATAGCACCCAGTGATCCTGGTGTATCAACTGTTGAACCCGCTGAATAAAAATATAAATCAGTAGATCCTTCATTTATGTAGAAAGCTGTTACAAAATTACCTGTTCCAGATGTTCCGCCGGCAAATGATAATGCTGTTCCTATATCAACATTTTGAGTAGCAGCAGTAGCTAATTTAACATAATGTAATCTTCCACCATCAGCACTGCTTGTAGATGTAGAAAACATAGAACCAGTTCCTAAATCAGTTATTTTACCTGTTAGTTTAGAAATTTTTCCTGGATTAATAGAACAAACGTAGTTCATTTTTTTACCTTTGTGAATTACGACTGAATGAACATCACCTACATCATTATTTTCATTGGGTATTATTATTTTATTGAATATTTGTTGCCCCGATGAAGTAGATGCCACATTTGAATTAACATTAAATTCATTTATTTTTAAACTAAATGCGGTTCTATTAGAAGTGTCACATAATAAACTATTAAATGTAGAAACACTATCGATATAAACATCCGATAATTTATCAACTGTTAATGGTTCAAATAAATCTACAGTAAATTCAGTTGTGGTGCTTAATGGTGCTACAGATGCGGTATCCACAATATCTAAGACTAATGTTTTCTTTTCCCTCCTTTCAAACTGATAACCAGAATTTTGATACATCATATTTCTGGCAGATTCTTGTCTATCTGATCTAAATTGTCCGAAATCCATTATATAAGTAATTAATATAATTATTTTATCATTTAAACTTTTTATATTTCCATTAAGTAAAGAATGTTAGAAAACAAAATAGATAGCACATTAATATTCGGTATAATTTCAGCATTAGTTGCCTTCACATATATAACTAAGAAACCGGATAATACGTTTACAAATTAATAATAATTTAATACTTTAAGTTATAAAAATGTCACAGGGGACTCCTATTAATAAACTAGGTGGTAATTCAATGAATGACGAAGATTCAAGGTTAGTTGATTCTATACTAAATGATCTTAATAATAAACCTACTGAGCAACCACAGCAACCTAGTATACCTCAGGCGGGTGGGCCACCGCAACAGGTGTCACCTGAACAACATAAAGCGATGCTGGCTCAAAGGCAACAAGCAATGATGCAGCAGCAGATGATGATGCAACAGCAAGCAATGATGAATCAAAATAAAAAAGATACTTCTAATGAATCTATTTTAGAAAAACTACAAGGTGACTGGAAGAGTTTATTAATTATTTTTGTATTAGCGGTTTCTATGAATTTAGACGTAGTTGACAACTTATTCAAGATGGAGGGATTAACGATGTTTTTAACAGAATCAGGAGGTTTAAATATTCAGGCAACATTTATTAAAGCAGTATGTGTAGTTATCGCTTTTTTTGTTATTAATACATTTGTCCCTATATAAATAATACTATCTAAATAATCAATTTATCTTTATGATTTTCTAATTTCTTATAACATTTATTAATAGTTACTTCGGATATTTTACAAACATCTGAAATAGTTTTTTTATGAATATCATATTCAACTTCTTTAATATATAGGTAGATACATCCCGCGGCCATAGATGGTGGCGTATTATCGTTTATTAAATTATATACTTGAGATAAATAAGATATATGTTTTATATTAGATATATCTTCTTCACTAAGTTCTAATTTTGAACAGAATCTATCTATAAAATCATCCATATTAATTGTATTTGTATTATGAATTCTATTAATATCAACTTTATTTAATTGCATTATTTCTTGAAATTTCTTACAACCTTTAGTCATAATAGTCCCTGATAATGAAAAGATAGATGCTACTTCATTTGTAGATCTGGGGACATTATTAATTTTACATGAAAAGTATACACATGCCGCAATTATACCCTTTCTGTTTGAACCACGAGTTATCTTTGTAGTTGATACAATTTTATATAATACATGGGCTTCTTTAATTATCATTTCAGGGATACCCGCTTGTTTACAAACTCTTGAAATTTCTTGAAATACTTTTAGTAAAGTTCTTTCAGCATATGGCATACCACCCCATTGTTGATATTTACGAACTTTGTTCATACTATATCCCCTACTACCACGTGTAGAAATAAATGAACCTACAGATGATTGGGGTAAAAGTAGATTAACTGGCATACCACACCTTGTTGGATCACTTGATTTAGAATCACTGGCACCGTAAAACCTCCATTCAGCGCTATCAATTATATTAGAGATAGTATTATTACAGCATTTACATATTACCATACCTTCACCTAGTAAATGGTTATCAGTATCATCACAACAGGTTTTTATGATTTCTTTGTTCATTTCAGATATTTCATCTAAAGAACTAAAGAAATCATCCATAGTTAAGCACTTAAAAGTTTTGTGTTATTTTTAAGTAATTTTAATCAAATTTATTGTTAAATGTTATATACAGAAGTATTATCTGGATTATGGATAGGCGATATAGATATCATGTATAATAAAAAATTTATAGAAGATAATCAAATAAAATTAATAATAAATTGTACTATTGATTATAAATTTAGCGAACATAAAGATGTTCAAAATATTAGGATACCCTTACCCAACAACCTTTATAATTCAATTGATACAATTAAACAAAATAAAGATAAGATATTAAATTTTATCGACTCTAATTTAGAGGATCATCATATATTAATTTGTTGTGTTGATGGTACAAATATATCACCATTTATAGCATCTTTATATCTTGTTAAATATGGTGAAATAGATAAAAGTGAAATAAAAAAAATAATTCAATCTAAGAATAAAGCTGTTTCTATGGATTTTGATCTGGGCTTACTTGATTTATAATATCATTTAATAAACTATCTACAATTACTAATATTTCTATTTCTTGTAATATGTAATCATACGATTTATCACTAAGCCTACATTTAAATTTAGATTCTATTTCATCTTTTAATTTATCTGTATTTTTAGGAATATATTTACTATCTTTTAGTTTAAATGGATCGGCTAATAATTTTAATGATTTTTGATTAAATTCATCTTCTTTGTTCATTTACTATAGCACATAAACAATAGGAAAGATATGTGACGCAGTTTTTTTAAGTTTTATGATATTAATGTATATTTTTTCATTAGTAAAATCTTCCATAAAATTATCTAAGTATTCATTTTTTTTAAGATATAAATAATATTCGGAATCATTTTCGTGTAATATACCTTTGTAGTTAAATATATTTTTGATTAAAAAATCATCCAATTTCTTTAATTCATTAATAGATTTTTCATCTTTAATAGTGATGTAATAACCATTGTTAATATTCACTGATACATTATTTAGTTCTATTAATATTGATGATAATTTAACATAAGTTTGCTTATAACTCAATGAATAATAATTACTTGTATTATGTATGTGTATTTTATTTTCATCTAGTTCTTTTATTGATAGGTATCCCATGATTTATATACTGTTTAAAATGATTTATTTAAACACATATTATCTTTTTAATCTATGATATTCAATGAATCAATTTTTAGTAAATTATTAGTAAACCGTAACTTAAATATAATAGTTCATGGTAACGATACTAGAATATTTAATTCACTAAAATTAGATAAAAAGGTATCGCATAATATTGAATATAGTGAATCAAATGATATTTATTTAATAGATAATAAACCAACTAAAAAAATTGATTTAATTAATTTAATTATAGATTTTACTTCTTCACCAAATTTTTATAATTCTGAAATAAGAAAAAAAGTATTCATTTTATTGAATGTTCAAAATTTAAATAAATCTTTAACACTCAAGATTAAAAGTATAGCTGAATCATCATATGAAACATCATCATTCATCATACATAGTAAAAGAATAAATCAACTAGATATTAATATTCGGAATCGATTTTTGATATTCAGTTTACCTATAAAAGCATATAATGATGAAACAATAATGATAACTTATCAAAAGCTTCTAAAATTTATAGGTTTGGGATTAAATAAAAAGACTATAGAAGATATAAGAGAATTATGTTATATGTATTACATGAATCATAATTCATCTATTGAACTACAGCAATATATAGTTAAAAAAATATGTAAAAGTATTACTTTACCTAATAAAGTTAAATACAATGCTATTGAAGATATAGTAGATGTTAATCATTTATACGGGTATTCTTATAGAAAACCGTTATATCTTGAATATATCATTTATAGTTTATTTAAACATTTAGAATACTATACTATCTAATTACATGAATTATTATGAACTATTGAATGTTTCTGAATCGGCTACCACTGATGAAATAAAAAAACATTATTACAAATATGCTAAAATACATCATCCTGATAAAGGTGGTGATGAAGAACAATTTAAAGAAATTCAAACAGCCTATGAAACTTTAATGGATCCTATTAAGCGACATCAATACGATATAGATTTATCGGGTAACAACTATACATTTACACAAGAAGATTATGATTTAATTTATAAGTATTATAATTCTTTTATTAATTCAGTAGAAGTTCGCTTAATGATGAATTTATTTTACAATGTTCCTAAAAATACAAGGTCAAAAGTAAATCTGTATAATTTGTTTAAAAATAATAGTTTATTCAAAAGTAATACTACAAAAAAAAAGAACACTTCCACAAAATTAATTAAGACCGATAACATCAAATATATAGATGCTACACAATTATATGATAACATTACATTACACTTAAAACGTTCATTAGAAGATGTGTTTAATAGAGTTTATAAACACATAATAGTTAAAACGAGGAAAAGATTCTATCATTTATTTATCATAGATAGTGATTATAATATCTATTTATTTAATGATCTTTCATCAACTATTAAGTTAGAATTAATGACATTAACAAATGAAAATTATTACAAAAAAGGATATGATTTGTATTATATTAAAAAAATAGATTTATATGAAGTTTATTATGGTTCAATTTTTCAACTTCGCTTACCTAATAAATTCAAAATATGCTGTGTAGCTTCTGAATTAACTAAAAAAAAGAAATCATCTATCAGCACCTACGGGTTCTATAACCCGTTTACTAAAGTTAGAGGAAGTCTTCATATTATCTATCAAATCCAGCATGGTTGTATAGATGATTCAAACAAAGAAATTATGAGAAACTTATTTCATAAAAAAGAAATATTTATTGATCCCACTTTACCTGTTTATAATTTATAAAATATATATTATATTATATAATGGTCCAGGAAATCCTTATTTTAACTGAAGGGTTATTATTAGATGGTGAAATTGTCTGTAATCATTACAAAGAATGCCCAGGAGATACACGTGAAGAACAAATATTAAATCGTATAAAAAAAAAAATATTAGATGGTGGAGATTCCCCCCACCAACCAGTTACGGATTTACATGAGCGTGGGAGCATGGCTGGTGATACTTTAGTTAACACTCCAATTACAGAAGAAGATATTAATTTAAATAATGGTAGATTATTTAATAATATAAAAATTAATTATGAAAAAATAGCGGGTAGGGAAGAACGTTTTGTTGATTATCTTAAAAAACTACTAGAATTAAAAACAACCGATCAATATAGATACCATAAATATGTAAATGATTATGTTGAGCAAATAGTTGATAAGGCGGTAGATGAGGTGGTGCTACTCAAAGATAAGCCGTTGGGAGAAGGACAGGGCTCTGATGAATTGAGCGAGTTATCGGCCGATACTCGTAGGATGGAAGAGGGGGATATACCTCTGTTAGAAGATCTGAATAGAATGGGAGAGGGGTCACCACAGGGTGGAGAAGAAGGAATTAGCAGGGGGTCGGGTGTCGATGGAGAGTTAAGATTGGACCCATTAAATACTCCTCAACCACAACAGTCCGCGCCTCCAATGCGATCGAATATATTTATATTCCAAAATTGGTTAACGTTATTTACATATTTATTAGAAAATCCAGATAAAGAATTTTACTTAATAATGGGGATATTTAAGTTTATAAAAAAATATGAATATTTTAATTATCTAAAATCATATTTAGGCATTAAAATTGTTATACCGCATATTAGACAGTTGTTAATAAATAGAGGTGTATGTAATTATGCATATATGGAGGAAATTGACGCATTTAGTCCCGGAGTTAAAACTATTTATAGAAAATTTAAGAGAGGTAACCATATATTAACTATTAATGATAAAGTATTGTATAAAAAAAATGGGCGCGCGGATGTAGGTATTATAGAAGGTTTAGGTTTTGACAAAAATTCGACGGCTGTAGATGATTATAATATATTGACGACTAGTTCAGATAAAGTAAGGACTATTACATATCGTATAGGTGAAATTTATTATACTATAGATGATATCCAGGAATTTAAAAGAAGTGGAATATCTAAATTATGGAATTCAGACGGATTATATTTAGGAGATACGTCACAAATTGGTGAAGAAAATATGACTATTATAGGGAAACTAAATACATTATCTAGTAGACTTGATCAATTAGATGAACTAAATATTAAATATTATTATGATATATTGAATTACATGCCTATATGTAACTCTAAAATCAATAAAATTTTAAAATATGAAAATATTAAATATTTAAATATGGATTCATTGGATGTATATTATTCGGCTACAATGGTTAAAATAGCTATAGAAGCTGTAGGTAGCTACAGTGAACTAATAAAAATATTAGAAGGAGATTCAGATAAAGTAAATTTATTTGGTTTAACATCTAATTATGATGGTGATGAATTAAGGGATGTAAGACATAATATAACCAAACTTACTACAGATGCTGATGAAGCTAAAGCTGTGGCTGATGAGAAAGCAGAAAAGGCAGAATTAGCTAAAGCTGAATCTGATGCATCTCCTGGCGATGAAGTAGCAAATGCTGCTGCAACAACAGCTGCGGCGATGTCTGCTTCTGCAACAAAAGCGGCAGAAGATGCCACAAGAGATGCGGATGCGGCTGTAGCTGCGGGCAAAGCAGAAACTGGTGATAATGATATTATTATATCTTTTTTAGAAAATTTTAATGATTCTAGAGATAATATTAATCCTATTAATTTATTTAATCAAGGGTTTGAGGAAGGTGGACTTTTACAAGGTGTCATTTTAGCATCTAGTGGTATAGGACAATTATCAATGGTATTAAAAGATCCATTTGCAAGGGTCATTTTAGGGGCATTTAATTCAATTTTTAAGGCTTTTGAAGGTTATTATAAATCAAAAGTAGGATTACTTTCAGTAAAGGGGTTTTATGATATTAATGTTATAAATGATTTATTGCATAATATTGAATTATGTAAATTATTTAATATTGAATGTAAATATGAAATAAATGATCTACTAATTAAAGATGATTATGATTCATTAACTAGTAATATAAATTCATGTGTTAATAAATTATATAATAAAGTACAAGCAAGACTTGATGCATTAATAAATCAAGAATTTATTAAATATAATTCTTTAGATAAACTTGGTAATTATGAAAATTTAGTTGATTTTGTAGAAATAAATAAAACAACTCCAAAAAAAGTAGATTTTCAAAATTTTTTTCAATTAATAGCATTTAGTGGTTGTTGTTCTCACATAGGTTCATATGTGTCTACGGGTGGTACCACACCTAATATATTAAAGGGTGGTTACCCAAATATATTCTCTAAGCTTTTGTCAAAGATTAAGAACAGACGTTTATATAGACCTAAACCACTTAGTGGAAAGAGATTATGGCATTATATGGTACGGAAATGGAAACAAGGTAATTATGATGAAGTTAAAAAGATGGAAATTGAACTAATAGATGAAAAAATAAAGAAATTAGAGGATATGAAAAAAGATGAATCAATAAAATCAAAAGAAAAATTTGATAATTTATATGAAAAATTAACACAATTAAAAACTAATATTCAATCAGCACATTATAGTAATTTATTAAAATTTGGAGAATACCTTCAAAATATATTAATTGAATATGATAGATTTGTTAAAAGTGACAAAATGGGTGAAGTTAATAACTTAATTAAGGGAATGCTTGAGTTGACAGACGAAGATATAAGTGAATTACAATCAATATATGGTGAAAATTTTAATACTAATTCAGAGGATAGTGATATAGACATAGATAGTGAAGTTATTGATAATAACAATATTAAAGGTATTAACAAAATTAAAGATACAGATCATATACAATTTATTAACAGGCTATTAAAATTAGAACAGTATTTTTGGAAATTACCATACACCGGTATAGATGATACCCTGAAAGGTCTAATAAATAAAAAATACAAATACAATGTACAGGGGTATTCTATACCGATGACCCCGGTGGAGGAACCTGAAATGGAACCGCAGGTGGAGGCACAACTGACTCTAGAACCGATTCAACCGGCCACCACCCCGTCTCCACAATATACAGGAGAATCTGGATTACCGGAACCCGGAAGTGCAACGATGACCGAGGCACTGAAAGAGGAAATGGCACGGACACAGGGTGAAGGTTGGGATAATCCAGTCTTAGCTGGGGTCTCAGGCTTCTCTGGTGGTATGAATTCAGGTCAGGATACACCTATACCCACACCTATACCCACACCTACAACCGCGGCAAATCAAGTAGAGGATATAAGCGTGGATATAAGAGTGTATATAATAGATGAATTAAGAAGAATAGTAAAAGATGAAAATAATACTAACTTTATAAATACCATGTTCTTATTAGATGATAAATATAATAATAGAGATAAATGTAATAAAATATTTAATATATTAAAATCATCATTTAAATTAAAGTTAGAAATTTGTAAAATGGGTATTGATCACGGAGAAACGGACATAAACCCTCTAGAAAATTTATGTTATATAACAATAATTAATATAGGTATTAGAGATATAGAAGCAACAGGTGATAATAAATATTTAGATACAACTTATATACCACTGCCTTTAAGTATAGCGCGTAAATTTTATAATAATGGTAATTGTTTATTTAATATCAACAAAAAAAAATATAATATAATGTTTTTAAAAAAACAATTAGCTAAAATAACTAATTTATTGAAAGAAAATCATACATTTAATATTAAATCAAAAAATTTAGATGAAATACCCAATGAAATTATATCAAATGAATTCAATGTATTATATAATATTATGAGATTAGATAAAAATTTACTACCAAATTATGAATCAAGTGGTGGTAATTATTCAAAAAACCAACGATATTACAAAGGAGGAGAACCAACAGAACACTATCAAAAATATAAGGTGGTGAAGGGTGTCGTAAAGGGTGCGACGGTGCGTCAGAGAGCAAGTAAAGAATCAGGTGTATTAGGGTATATTACCAAAGGTAAAATAATAAAAACTGATAGACAAGATGTAGATTCTTCGGGGATCACCTGGGTACGCATTGGGCCTTATCAGGAAGAGGATGGGTTTAATGAAGGTTTGGTTGAGGGGTGGACTAAGGTTAAAACTTCTAAAGGCGTGCCACAACTCGAATTAGTTGCATATGCAGCAACAGATGATGAACTAGCGTCACAGGAAAAAAATTTGGCTACACAGGCCGTAGTAGATGATCTTGCAGCGGAAGCGACCACCGATTTATCGGTTATACAGGCGACTCAACTGTCTGAAGAGGATAAAGCCGTGAAAGTTACCCTGTTGGCTGAACAACAAGAGGCGAAAAGACTTATGTCAGAAGGAGTTGAAACAAATATTGATAATTACCTTGATGATTATGTGTATATAGTGGACAAAACGGAGTTAGGTGATAAGGTAACTTACGTTCAATTATTAGATAAGTTTAGTAAGGGTAATTCGGATGCTGTAAAAAGTCAAAAAGTAGTTAAACCACCCCTGCAAGCTTTTACAATTGACACACTTGTGGGGGCTGATTTTGACTGGGAGAATAGCCAGCAAGATATTGAAGGCACAGTTGATAAAATAAAAAAAGGCATTGCGGATAAGCTGAAAGAATTTGAGTTGGGTAAAATGTTCATTACTATAGCTGATAAATCTATACCTTACACTGCTCCCGAACCCTCTGTAGGACAAAACGCTGGTCCAGGAAAAAGGACAGACAATCTAAGTTACATACATATAGCTAACTTAATCAAGAATGATATAGTAGGAGGAACAATATCTCTTGTAGGTGATGAAATAAAAATAAGTGAAATAATAGATAAAATTAATACATTAACAGATAATTCATCAGGATCGGGTCGGGGCCTGGATCAGTTAAGTTTATTTAATATTACGCGATTAATAATTAGGATAATTAGCGAGTTTATCAGAGATGCTGGGGTAAAAATTATGGGAGAAGAAGGGGGGTTGCTAGATATCTGGAGAAACGGGTATAAATCGGTTGGACAATTGACAAAGAATACAACTATATTAGAATCTATAAATAGATTTTTAGAGGGAAAAAGGGGTAAGTTAACTGGGGTTGATGTATATTCCGAGCTAAATAGGGTTGCCAATAATATTAAGATGGCTGATAGTAATATACCACCTGAAATAAACAGATTAATAACTATAATAATTCCGGAAAGCAGGGATATGACACTAGGTAAATTTGAAAAAAAATTTTATAAAAATATTAAAATATATAATCCAGAATATTTAATAGACAATATTACTAATTTATTGAATATATCAGACTTTTTTTTTAAAAATAAAAATAATATAGATAGAAACAGATGCATAGAAGTCATTATGAATATATACAAAACTAAAGATAACAATGAAAACAATGAAAAGTATATTATATATTCAATACAGTTGATATTATATAAATTGATGTATGTTCTAGGTGTTTGTAATTATGAATACTCTATTTTATCTGAAAAAGTGAAGTTAGAGTTGAGTGATACAGCTCATCTAGAAGATCCCCAAACACATAGTTTATATCAAATATTGGCACGCATTTACAATATTGCAAATATGGATAAGTATGACAATATATTCATATTTATGCATTATATATTAGATATATTAGATTTAATATTTATAACGTCTACTAGTATATGTATTAATGGAGAAGATATTGTATCATTATATAGTTTAAAAGGAGAAAATGTGGTTTATAAAAAATATGTAAAACTAAAAAATAAAACATTCACTGTATTATCTGATGAAAAAAATACTGTATTTACATTAACTAGTGATATTGCTCCAATTAATTTATTTAGTGAAGGTAATATAAAACGCATTACCTCTATAGTTAATGGTATAAATATTATACAAGGTAAAAAATTTCTAATAGATAGAACTGTTAGGCTGGAAAAAAAAAGTTATAATAAACGTATGAGTGATAAAATATTAGGTATTACATCGGGCGCCAGTAATTATACACCCGAAGACATATTAACATATGCTTATGTAAATGAAAGTAAAAGTAAATTATCTAATGTAATTAATTCAAGTTATGAACTTGTGGTAGATAGATTGATTGAATGTATTCATAAAATTGGTGTTACACATGATATTATAGATGATATTACAGTAGGTAAATGTCTTGATTTACATTATATTAGTAACTTAAAAATTGATAATTATAAAAAAATACAAAAAAAAACTATATATTTTTTAGTTATAGATGATAATAGTAATATTTATATAAATAAGCGTATCACTTCAGTAGAAATTAGTGTATATCAACAATTAATTGATGCATCTTATAAGGGTGCTTTGGGGCAAAGTGTTTCTAAGGAAAATCAAGGAGAGCAGGAGTTTGACCAATTAATATTAGTTAATAATAAAACAGATTTATCAGTAGATTATATATTATTATTGAAATTAAGTGAAACTGAAAATCATGCGGATTTATTAGAAATTACAAAAAAATTAATTGAAGAAGCTATAAATCAAAAATCGGAGTTATTTTTAAAGTTTCCTCAAGGAAACTATGATAAAGAAGGTTATATTATTAATACTAATGTTAATTTCGATATATATGATATAGCAGGATTACGCGATGATCATTTAACCGATTTTGACTCTAGATTAGGACCACTGGCAGCAAAGCAGTTCCCTTCTAAAATTGGTTTAGTTCAAAAAGGTGAATCAACTATAGCTAATGCTGATTTATATGGTATTAAAATAAAAATATCTTTTAGTAGAGAATTAGTAAATATAGTAGATTGGAGGGGTACACTACAGAATTTATATAATGCATATTATCATTCATTATGTATAAAATGTAGTGATATTATTTCATCTAGTATAATGGATTCTACAGATATGCGGACAGCCAAAATGCAAAAAGTACAAAGAATAAAAGAACTAGTAGCAGATTACTATAGACGAAATATAGGAATAGGTATATTATCAGGAGCAGAAAATAAATCTAATAAATTTTATAATAGAATTATTGAACTTTCTAATAGTGAGAAAAGAACTAGGGGGGGGTCTAAAAAAAATATTAGAACTAATAAAAAAAATAGATCATATAGAAAAAAACCTAAATACATATCAAATAATATTAGAACGAATAAAAAAAATAAGAGAAATGTAAATAGAAATATTAGAACAACTAAAAAAAATAAGGGAAATGTAGATAGAAATATTATAATGAATAAGAGAAATGTAAATAGAAATATTAGAACAACTAAAAAAAATAAGAGAAATGTAGATAGAAATATTAGAACGAATAAAAAATAATAGAAATGTAAATAGAAATATTAGATCGAATAAAAATTATAATATCTAACTTATAGTAACCATGTTAACACAAAATTCATATTTAGCATTTGATACATTTTCTCCTTACATAAAACCTTTAAAAGGTAACTTAAAGAAATTGTGGTCTTTATTTGAAAGTGTAGATATTGATTATGAAATTGTGTCAGTGAAAGATAAAAAAAAAACATTATCATATCAAAGTGTTTCAAACAACCCGTTTATCGATGAACATTTACAAAAAGATATTATAGCTATGGATAATTACAGAGAAGTAACTATAAAATCAGGTGAATTCACGTTTAACCTCCATATTCATTATTTAAATGTAAATGACCTTGATTTATTAGTAGATACGTTAGCGTTTGCCTTATCTTTCACTGCACATTTAGCACCCCATAAAGTAAAAGATATAACGTTAACTTATTATTTATTAGATGTAAAACGTCTCTTAGATGGTGACACTTTCTTTGACAAAGAAGAAGTAAATGGGGGGGCATGTTGGTCATCACCCGAAGAATGCGATATAACAGTGTGGCGCAAAGAAGAAATTGTAAAAGTAAGTATTCACGAATTAATCCATGGTCTATCTTATGATTATAAACAAGATACTCCTGATATAGTAAAACATTATAAAGATAGATACGGTATAACTTCACCAAAAATGAACACATTTGAAGCCTATACTGAAATATGGGCAGAATTAATTCACTGTTATTTATTAGCACGATTAATTAGTAAAGATAGATCAAAATGTTATCATATTTTTGACGCTTTCGTTTCCACAGAAATAGAATTTAGTAAATTTCAGAGTAGCAAAGTGTTAGACCTACTAAAATTAAATAAAGATGTTAATAAAGAAACAAATGTTACAGCATATTACTTAATAAAAACAGAATTATATTGTAGTTTAAATAGTTTCCTACAATACTGTTTAAATAATAATGATAATTTTATAAAATTAAAAGATAAAATCAAGTATTTGGATTACTTAAAGAAAATAAAACAATTAAAAATTAAAAAACTTAATACAACTTCTGACTATTTGTTAAAAACTACTAGAATGACATGCTTAGAATTAGGAATTTTTTAGTGTTAAAATTTTATAGCTAATATCTTAGGCAGTGGGGTAAACACCTTCCTTGTTAGGGAAGTGAACCTTCATATACTTCTGTAGATTGAAGAATGTTAGCTCATCATTCTTTCCAAGACGAAGGAGAGTCTTAAGAGTCTTGTCGGGTTTTAGGACCCGCTTGTCTTCTTTACCCTGTAGTCCATGTTCCTTACAGTAGGCGTTGATCCGCTTGGTGACTTCAGTGCGGGCGACTAGTTCGCCATCACCTAACTTGAGGAAAGCACGGAGTTCATCTGATACTGGGCCAGGTTTGGAAAATCCACTAGGGGAAGAAGAATTGTTCGTGCGCTTTCGCTTTCCATTAACACGCTTCTGTAAAACCTTCTGATCCTTAGCTACACGCTTTTCAAGCTTTGAGGTGTATACAGTTAGTTCCTTAAGGGAATTCTGTAGAACCTTGAGCTGTTCAACCAGATGGGTAAATTCATCAGCATAGTTCTCAACAGTATTCTGTGGAGCTTCTACAACAGATGTTTCTTGAACCGGGGTTTCAACCTTAGGTTCTACAACGGGTGCTTTCTTAACAACCTTCTTCTTGGGAGCGGATACTTTCTTGTTACTGGGCATTTTTTATACTCTTACTTATTTTTTATTCTTTTAATTCAACCGCACTTACTATCTCTATACTAGACTAGTTTGCTTATTTTTTAAGTATCTTTCTAAAAAACAGACTGGACCCAATTATGTATCATGAAGCATGGTCTGCTAACATAACTTAGAGCGATTATAAAATACATAAATCCTAAATTCATATTACCAGGATCTGTAGCACCACATATTTTCAGTAATTCATTGGCTAGCATCTCTTGGAGTTCAACCTTTACATTACAGTGATTATAATCTGGTATAGGGGTTGAACATAATCTACCATTTGGTGGTACAATTGCTCTTTTAGTAACCTCACTTAGATTAGCTCTATAATTCCAAATATCTTCTAATTCTCTATATAATCTTTTTAATCTGTGATTATTTAATTCTAAGATCCAAGATACATCACAACTATATCCTACATATTCCATTTGTGCAAATATATCTACAAACTTTTGTTTCACTAATGCTTTTCTATCTGAAACAATAGTATTTTCTATCACAGTCACCACATTATTTTGATTCAAATGATTAATTAATATATTTACTTGATTTTTTACTGATTCTGGTATTGCTTCTGTTGTATATGGATTACCATAATTCATTTCTAATAACTTTTTTAATGATCTTATATCAAACCCCCAAAAATTATTTTGATTATCTTTATAACTAAAAAAGTATTTATTTTCAATATCTTGAATAGATTCATATGTATAGAAATCTTCATCATTATTACATATTTTTCTATTAAGATAAGCTAAACCTCTCAATCTAATATTCTTATTAATGTTAAACCTTCTTATATTTGATTGTATCTTTAATACAGAATTAATATTACTTAATAAATAAATATGTTTACTTTGATATTCCACAATTTTCTTGAAATAGTCACATTTCTTAAATTTACTGGGAGACTTAGAGATCTTAATATTACAATATTTCTTAAGATCATATAACTTATAATCTTTGATATCACCAGTAAAATTATCTAGATTAATGAATCCTTCTTTTAATAAAAATTCATCTTTATGTTTTTTGCAATATCCACCATAACATGTAAATGATTTCTTACAACATTTAGTATTTTCGATAGTATGAATACAATTATCCAAATTTTTTATATTTATTATATTTTCAGAATTCATTAACTTATATACTATTCCGTTGAAAATATTTAAGTAAATACTCTCTAAGATAAATTACTTAAAAATTTGATTTGCCTATATACTAGAAACAAACCATAAACAAAACAAAACAGAACAAAACAAAACAGAACAAAACAAAACACTAAGTAAAAAGAAAAACACTAAAAAGAAAAACTTACAACACAACAAAACTCACTAAATATGTCCAACATCACTGCTACCCCACAGAAGCCTTCGAGCGTCGATGTAAACAAGATGACGTTCTCAAGTGTAAAGTCACTTCCAAGTGGTGCCAAGATTATTTACTTGAACTATGAAGGTAACTCTCTATTCGTCCAAAGTCCTGAGATGACAGTCCCTTATGACAGTGGAACATTCTATGCCGATGAAAAGAACCCTGGTTCTGGTAAGTATAACATTAAGGTTTCCATGGATGGATTCAATGAAGATGGTCAAATGAAGAAGTTCCATGACATGCTCCTTAATATGGATAAGAAGATTATGGAATCTGGTATTGTAAATTCACTAGCATGGTTCAAGAAGAAGTCGCTATCTGAAGATATTGCTAAGGAGCTATACAATAGTATGGTAAAGGTTTCACTTGATTCTGAAACAGGTGAACCTAATGGAAAGTGGGCGCCTACCTTTGCTTTCAAGATTGTAAAGCGTGATGGTAAGGTTCTATGTGATTGCTATGATTCAGATAAGAAGGAACTAGTCCTTGAAGGGGATGGATCAGTAGACCTTGAAACAATGTTTAAGAAGGGGACAAAGGTCAAGATGATTCTAAAGTGTAATGGCTTGTGGATCGCTTCAGGTAAGTTTGGTTGCACTTGGCGGGCCGAGCAGGTAAAGGTTAACTCTCCGATTGAATATTCTGGCTACGCATTTGATGATGATGATGATGAAGAAGATTCTAAGGAAGTTCGTAGCGAACCAGTAGAACAAACTGATAACTTTGTAGAGTCTGAAGAGGAATCTGAAGATTCAAAGGATGAAGAAGAAGTAAAGGAGGATTCTGAATCTGAATCAGAAGAGGAAGAAGAACAACCATTAGTTAAGAAGGTTGTTAAGAAGAAGAAGAAGGCATCCAACTAAACTTTTAATCGAATGTAATAGAAACTTTTAATGGCGTCTTATTTAAACACTTTTGAGCTGACTTTGATATCTCTTGTCTAGGTTTTCGGGTTGATGACCCAGATTTTTTATAATTTTGTTTTATTTGCTTTAGAGAATAATTCATATCATTTTCTATTTCAATAATATTTTCTTCAATATAATCAATAATATTATTATTAATCACCCATTTAAAAAAATTCAATTGACCTATTGTAGTATTTAAATGATGTCCATTGATTTCAATATCTAATCTTTCTCTTCTACAGAATGGATCAAATCGTTTCTTAGAATAAGCTTTCAATTGTGATTTATATGAATTATATACATTGAATTGTGAAAAAATTTCACATGTTTCTTTGAGTGTTTTGTTACCATCTTCATCTTTATATAAAACAAATATGGTATTATACTTCTTAGAATAATTTGTGGCAAACCAATCAATAATTCTTAAAGAAACACTTTTCTTGAATTTTATAATATTCAATAATTTAGTTAAATTATTATCATTGGAATAATAAGTTTTAAGGGAATATAATAATACATCTTTCATTGATATCTTATTTAATAAGTAAATTCTTTAAATATAAAATAAACGCACTATTTATCTTCTTTTAGTTCTAATACTGTTTTTATTACGATGTTTATTTTTACTTGGTTTCTTATTTTTACTCGGTTTCTTCTTTTTAGTCGGTTTCTTATTTTTACTCGGTTTCTTCTTTTTAGTCGGTTTCTTATTTTTACGCGGTTTCTTCTTTTTACTTATTTTTTTATTTGCTCCAAGACTAAAGCTCATAATTTCAAGATCAATAATTTGATTCAAAACTCTACAAATTTCATTTACTTTTCGTTTTATAACACCCTCAATTAAACCCCTTTCACTTGAAGTAAGAGAAGTTCCATCCCTACCTTCATCAAATTTTAACCCTTTTTTCATATATATTAAAGGTATTACGTTTGTTTTAAAATCATTTAATTGTTCTCTAATACCTCTAATAGATTCTTTACTTAATTTACTAAATCTTCTCATAAATCTTTCCAAATTAGCTTTTTCTATATTTTTTACGTAAGGTGGTTCCAAATAAGGTGTATGATTTACCCAATCACTTAATACTTTAACTACTGATTTGAAATTTTTCAAACCAAGTTCTTCTGATGTAGAAAACAACTCCGACAAATTAAAATCACCCGCAAACAAATCGTCGGCCCCTAATTTGGTAGCCCTTGTCCCCCACACTGCGGTCTTTGATGGTGTCGATTTGTTTACGGATTTCTTCAGACGCATTTCCTCGATAAACTCGGGATTTGGAGTCATAACTTTGGAAATTATGTCACCCTTGCTCACTATATTAAATTTGTTAAATCTTATCCAGTATTCATTAGTATCTTTAACATTTAACCCGTAAATATTGTATTCTACAAAATTATCACCCTGTAACCTGTTGTCAAAACGCATGATATGCCTACATAATTCGTTTCGGTTATATTTCCCACAACCGGTACCTCTACAAAATGTAATAAATCCATCAATTCCTTTCATTTTACCGGTAAATTTACCCTCTTTACAATCACTACAATAAACTATTGGATTTTTTCCGTAATCTTTTTCTATGATAATATCACCACTGTTAGAATGTATAGTAGCTGTAGTATGTTCTTCTCTAAGTTCATAAAAAGTATAACTATCTGCACTTAACATTTCCCATTGTGGAGCACTCATATAAATAATATATATTTTTATTTTGAATTTATAAAGATAAACTATATACTTATGATTTTATTCCCAAAACATACATCCCTTGTAAATAAGCATCTGCCAAGTCATCCTTTTTTTTGCTGTTTACAAATAAATCTATAAATTTTTTATCTTGTTTAGATTCATTAATCATATATTTACAATATTCAATACCTAAAAACTTGGTTTTCTTGTATCTATCTTTAATATCACATGCTACAACAGGACCCTTGTATGCTTTGAGTTTGTTACGAGCATTTATCATTTGTATGCTAGCAATGTTAGAATCATTATTACATACACCGTTAATCAAGAAATAACTATAAATAATCATTTGTATAGATTTCATAGTTGGGTTCTTTAAAGCTGGTTGATTCTCTATCACTACTAAATCTACATCTAAAAAGTTATCTTTTTTTTGAAGGTTTTCAACAATACACTTACCCTGATCTAACATAGGATTATCTTTTTTAGATACTTTCTTGAATTTTTTATCTGAATAACATTTTAACTTACTATGGGCTGGGCAAACTTTGAACCCATCTTTGTCCACAAACTTAGCACTTTTATCACACCTTTGACCTGTTTTAGAATTACAGTGATCACAAACATCATCTGTACATATGTTTAAGATACCCCAATCCTCAATCACTGTATCATTTAGTATGCAAAATGATAAGTTTTTAATACCTACATCAAATGATAAGATCTTCATGTAAGTTATTATAAGAGTAAATTTTAAGTAAAATTAACTTAGAAATATGTAGCATATGATCCGTTATCACCAGAACCAGCGCCACCCATGCCACTAGGGACACTTGAACCACCCATATCCATACCTGATCCACCCATACCTGATCCACCCATACCTGATCCACCCATATCTGATCCACCCATAGCCATAGATGAACTTGTATTTACAGGTAATTCCGTCTTAGCGGGTGGAACATAAATACCTTGGGAAGCTTGTCTTTGTTGGGTAGTGACTTGAGGCATTATAGCCGCCGCACCACTTAGACCATAATGACTTTCAGGCATAATTGTATTTACTTTAGGTGCGTTCTGAACACCAGAAGAAACATGAATTTGAATTATTGATGCTTGAATGATACAGTATATAATCGGGAAAATTAAGAACACCCATGCTAAAGTAGTTTTGTTATACTGACATAAACCAAATATAGTTAAACCTAATATTATAATAAATTTAACTTCATTCAAGGAATATAAATTAAATAAATTATCCATCTTATTTGTATTATGTCTCTTTAAGTGATCTCTTGTTAAATACACAGATAAACCACATAAGACAACCACACCAAAATACACAATTAGGGGACTACACATTTTTGTAGATAACAGTTCATTCATTTCACCTCCAACTTGTAAATCCATTTATAATACTTAAATATATTTTATTTAGAAGAATGAAAAAGATGTGCTTGAACTTTTTCTTTTAGGTGTTCTTTTTTTTTCACCTACAAATTTAGAACCAAATTCACCCTTCTTAGTAACGTATCCAGATTTAACTAATCTATTTTCACGCTTAGCTCTAGCACTCTGCTTCCTCGATACAATACGACCATTCTTATTGTATTTTAAATCTTTCCTAGTTAAATTACCTGCTGTCCTTCTAGCGGTACCATTCATTACTTGTGCTCTTGAACCGGTTGCTCTAACTGCTTCTCTTCTATCTGTCCTCCTAGGTGATTTTCTTGCTGAACCTTTTACCATTTTATAATATACATTAGAAAAAATTTGATTAAAATTATGATAACTTAATAATAAACTTACAAACAATGTTCTGTTGTTCTAAAAAACGGGTCTACAAAATCCACCCAGAAAAACAAAAAGTTAAAAGACCAACTATTATTGAAGATCAATTATCCAGACAAGAATTTACAGAACAATTTATAGGAGAAGTATTATCATGTGGTACATGTAACAAATCATTCTCTTTGAGGGAAAATGAATTAGTAGCCACCTGTGGTGGATGTTATAAATTCTTACACTGTGGAATAGCAGGGAAATGTGTGGGTCCAAATTGTCTCTTTAAAATAAAAGGTGAAGATTACCGAGAAACTTGGTGTGTTAAATGCGTGCCTAATAATATTATGATTAATGTAGTGGATATAGGTTCTATTAATAATGATTGTTTATGTAGAGAATGTTTAAATGATCCTAAAACTCCTAAGAAGTTTAAACGAGGTCTATACTAATCCCTGATACCTTAGAATCATATCTTTCATATTTGAATGAACTTTTTTAATATTATCTTTCATATGAGTGTATTTTTTATCTCTCAAAATATTATGAATTGTTTCTATATAGGTAACCATTTCTTTGAATTGGTAATAATTATCATCAATTACATTTTTCTTATAACATTCTACTATATTATCATTATAATTATGATCATTTAATTGTATTAATTTTTCTAGAACACATAATTCTTTATCTAAATCAGTTACAGAATTATAAATATCTTTATTCCACCTATCTATACTATCAATAACTTTTGGAACACTTGATTCATATCTAAGCAACCACTGTAACTTAGGATTATTAGTTTGTTCATAATACATATCATTCAACTTTCTAAAATCTATAGGATTTTTATAAACATTATCAACATTCTTGTTCAACGCTTGATAATTACCCGGAAGACCTCTAATAGAACCTACTATATTAGGTAATTCACCTTTCATTAATTTATGATAGTCCAAATTGTAAAAGATAGTATTACCTCTATCATCTTTACCCCTTCTACCAGCCCTACCACTCATTTGTAGATAATCATCAATAGTAAATTCTTTTTTGCCAGGTAGGCCTAGTAAACAACTTGAACGAATAGGTAAATCAATTCCTAAACATAATGTCCTATCAGAAATTACGATACCAATCTTTTTATCATCCATCAACTTCTGTAAAATCCATTTATATTCTTCGGGCATTGATTCAGTATAAATACCGATTCCTCTTTTTAACATTTGAAATAATTCATGTTCATATGGAATTTTTATTCCTAAAGTTTTTTTAATCTCTCTTCTAATATTTCTTATCTGATCACCCGTCATGGGATCCGAATTAGAGAAACAGAAATCTTTATGTTTTTGAAATACGTCTACAGAACCATATGTTGGATACTTTTGGTAATTAGACATTTCTTTTTTCAAATTCTTTACCTGAAGTGATTTTAATTCTTCACTTACATCTGACCTTAAAACATTATGCATACAGGTTTGATAAAACTTTAAAACTTCTTGAATATATTTACGTTCTACATCTTTATCATATCGTTCAACCTTTTCCCTCTTATCAGATAATGCATCATTGGTCTTACCTATCTTAATATTATCTATATATTCTTGCCTTTTATCTCTATATTTACTATATAGTTCATCTTTGAATTCTAAAATATCATAATGATATGGGTAACATTCTAACTCTGTAGAATCAATTACACCATATAAATTTGTAAATAATTCTTTACATTTAAATGTATCTGTATTGAATACTAACATTGGTAAACAATCATTTTTCTTACATTGACTAAACATATTGATTATATCTTTTTCCATTGATTCAGTCCTCATAATACTTGGACAACGGTTGAATTTTGATAATACTTCTTTAATTTCATCTGGGTGATTTTTACTCAACCCTACTAACTTCTTTTTAATGAATAATTCATAGTCTCTCGTATCATCTAGTGTTAGGATTTTGTTATCATCTTCAAAATAATTATCAGGTGATACATCTTCTACTATTTCATCTTTATCTACATTTTCAAATACTTCTTCAATTGTTTCCCATAGTATAGCACTATCATAGGGTGTGAATTGTAAATTACTTTTTAAGAATGATTCATTCAAATCTTTAAAACCAATACACGATAGTGGATGTAACTTTTGTAAAGATCCATTTTCATAAACCATCTTTTGTTGATTGATAAATCGTTTGTTATATTCAACATAGTGTATCTTGGTATTAATTGAATACGGTGTTCCACTCTTCAAACATGCTTCAAGTCTCTTTTCTTCTCTTAGATTAGTTAAATCATCATTATTAATCTTAGTGAACACTTCTAACAAGTATTCAATATTACCGATAGTGGCTGATAGAGCTAGGAATGGACAATTAACTAATTTAATAATATTTTCATAAATATGACCATCATCCTCTTTATTTAGATTATGAATTTCATCATAAACAGCATAATCAAAATCTGTACCAATCTTATAAAGATTATCTTCTATATCTTTAGGAACACCTACAAAGATATTTGTTTTGCTATCGTAAGACTGATGTGATAGATTATCGAGTAGATAATGAACTTTGTATCCCATCATGCTGAAATGAGCCCCCACTTGATACGCGATGGGTTTTGCGGGGCAAACATATAATATCTTTTTATGGATAATCCCGGCACTTAATCCTACAAAACTTTTACCAGATGAAGTCGGTGCTTTCACTACCACTGATTCTCCTTTTTTAATGTAATTTAACACTTCTACTTGCCAATCATCCAATTTCTTTACTTTGGGTTCATGGATATTTAGAGGTGGTAAAAGATGTGATAAATGCTTCATCATATATAGTTTATATTCTGTATCATCTAACTTATTTTGAATCTTTTGTAATAATTCTTTATTATCATTAGTATAATTACTATCTGCTAGTTGGAAATACAAATTCATTAAATGAGGTAAGTGTCCTTTTCTTAATTTCCAAAAATGTGACAACATTCTAAATTTTAATTCTAACAAACCTTCTTCTGTCTTGACTAAAGAGAATGACTTATATGGATTGTTATTATCGATATTTTCCATAATGTAGTGTAGTCTAGAAAGGTCTTCTTTTACTAACTTTTCTTTACGAAGTTTATTTTGCTGTTCAATAATAATATCTTTTTTCTTTTTAACAACTTTTTTCTTTTTTTGATGTTTTACTGGAGGTGCTTCAACCATCTTATCATCTTTCAAAGTATCTTCTATCATATGCTTAACATTGGTAAGGTTCTGTGTTAAATCACGGATAAATATAGAGAACTGATTCTTATCAGTGTTTTGCCATTGTAGAAGAGAGCTCATAGTTATACTGTTAATAATACGAACATAGTTTTTAAATCAAATTTGATATTAAATTAAATTGTAAAAATTTTATAAGATGAATATAGAAGAAAACTATGTTAAAAAATTTTACAATTCAACTGCTAAAGAATTCAGTAATACAAGGTATAGACCATGGACATGTGTAGAAAACTTTATGGACAATGTTGAAGAAGGATCAGCTGTAGCAGATATTGGATGTGGGAACGGTAAAAATATGAACATAAAACAAGGTGTTCATTATTTTGGTTGTGATTTTAGTGAAAGTTTAGTAAAAATATGTGTTAAGAAAGGTTTAAATGTTATAGTAGGTGATATCTTAAATATACCTTATAATGATAATATGTTTGATTATACTATGTCCGTAGCGGTGATCCATCATTTATCAACACAAGAAAAAAGGATAAAAGCTATCAAAGAGTTGTTAAGGATTACTAAACCTGGTGGAAAAGTATTTATTCTTGTGTGGGCATTAGAACAAGAATCAGACTCTAGGCGTAAATTTGTTGAACAAGAAAACTACGTTGATTGGAAAGATAAACAAGGACTTCTGCTAGGTAAGAGATACTACTATGTGTTTAAAGAAAATGAATTAGAAAGTTTGTTAGAAGGTTATAAATATACTTCATTTTATGAAAAGGGGAATTGGGGTATCATAATAGATAAGATTAATGTTTAAGTTACATACCGTTCAATGCTGCATCAATCGCAGCCTGCGTCTCTTCGGCAGTCGCATTACTGGGGTCAAAACTATCAACATAACGTTTCTTCTCTTCTTTTAATGCTTCTGCTTCTGTTGTTTTACTTATTTCTGTCTGAGCTTTTGCTTGTTCTTGTTTATGTCGTTCTACACTGCCCCCCGGAGCTAAACCACCCAAAAATAGTCTATTACTTGTATTCTTTATTTTTTTAAAAGATTTCCTTGATTTTTTAGAAGTATTTCTTTTTTTTATAGAATTCCTTTTAATACGGTTGCTTTTAATACGGTTTCTTTTAAAACGTGTGCTTTTAAAACGATTTATTCTAACTCTTTTGCTTCTAAGCCTTCTACCCATTTATATATATATAGAAAAAAATAAATGAATTATAATAAGTTATACTAAATAAACTTGAATACAGCTAAACCTATCCCTGCTAACACAGCAAACCGATTAAATTCATTATCACTCATATAATCTTCCGATAAGAAATTTTTTAGGTCAGGTAATTCTAAATTTATACTTTTCTTAGGTGGATTAAATAAGACTGTTTGTAGTTCTTTTAGTAATTCAGTTCTACCACTAACTTTACCGCATTTATCTAATTCAATTTCCTCAGATATTTCTATAATTTTATCTAAACTTCGTGGTATCAAATCACCCATTTCATCAATTAACATTGTTAATTTTTTTCTAATATTAGGATCTTCACTATTAACTTTACTTAGTTCTAAATTGAAACCTATCGTGCTAAATAGTATATTTAACAATGTCAACATTTTGTAAGATAAACTCATTTCACATATATCTTCTAATACTAAGTAATCTAACATACATTGTTTTACCTTAACTTTACTAGATGATATGATTAATAATTCTAATTTTTTCTTAATAAATTGAATATGTCTAGCTTCTAACTCTAAAATATTTTTAATATCTCTAATTTCACTTATAATAGCACTATCATTATAATCATCATATTCATTTAATAATTCATTAATACAATCTTCAAATTCTCTATTAGGTGGAAATAATTCTAAACCCATGATACCTTTAGACATATCACCATAGATTAATTCTTCTGTAATAGAACCGACTGTAGAAGTATTTTCACTTTGATTATTTTCACTCAGATTATTTTCATTTTCCCAATCACGTATTTCTTCCATTATAATATTTTTTGGACCAAACATATTAGAATCATCGCAACCATCCCACATCTTAACGTCATTTTCTTCATCTATAATTGTATTTGAATTCCAACTTTCGCCTAAATTAGTTATTTCTCGACCATTTAATGAATTAATAGTATTATTGATTCCACTTGGTTCTGTACAAAATATTAATGATCCACGTGTGCTACTTACTTCATCTTTAAATCTATTTAACCGTTCTGTATCATTATCTAAATCATTAAAATACCCCTTTCTATTCATATAATTTAATATAACTTTATCAGACATTCTACCTATATACCAATCTTTGATTGTATCTTCAACAGCATCTATTTGGTTTACTTCCTGATCTGGTCCGGTTGTAATTACTGTATTTATATCCGTCCATAAATTAGATGTAATAATTCTGTTGGATGGGTTAGAATCTTGCTGTGCTGGTAGCCAAATAGATGGATCATTACTACACATATCTATATTTGGATCATTATCTTGAATATTATCAGGACATGGACGACATATAGGGTTTAATAATTCCATAGTAGTTGGATCTCTACCTATATACATACCTTCACCACACGCATTATACCTTTGAATTCTATCATCTTCTGGTATATCGGTAATATTAATTGTAAGTGGTTCCATATTATTCTATCTTATATTTTATTTTTCAATTTATTTAATACGGATTCTTTATTCCGACTATGTAAGATTATTTCCATATAATCCTTATAATCATCTTGATTATAAACAAAATTTAGTATAGAATCCATTCTGACTTTACCTAATTTTCTAAAATCATATTCTTTTAAAAATTGTTTGTAATTAATTTTTTGATTGATACCCTTTAGAGTACCGCAAGTTGTCCTAAAATTATCAATATATTTATCGGGGATACATTTAGCTAAGTTATCCGCAAAATCTGTCTTCCAGGGTGCGATTTGATACCACACGTGTTTATTTGAACATGCACTAAAACAATCAGTAATACTTTGGTCTCCAGTTAATAAAATATCTTCAACACTGTATTTCATTAATGAAATAAATTCATGTCTAGGTTTAGGTAAAATATCTCCTCTTAAAACCAAACTATTACCACCCTGTCCATCTATGAAACCATGTTCTCCATCTGATGAATGAATTAATACATTCGTATAATAGGGTTCTAAAGCTTTCTTAAACCTTGTTTTGAATTGAGGTGAATTATTTAAATCATCTATTAACCATTGTTGGACAACTACTTGAAAGAATGAATGTTTCTTATAATATTTTTTAGATATCATTTCCATAAACTTTAAGAAACATGTTTTACTGTGAACACCCCATTCAGGTGAAGGTTGGATGTAGACTAGAGCATAAGGTCCATCAATTAAATCATGTTTTTTTACTTTTTGATCGGTTATGAACAGACCAAGTTGTCCCTTTCCAACTCCGATAGGAAAGGTGTAAGGTGGTATATATCCATTGTATTCACTCATCGTAAATGTGTTGAATAAATTCGCATAAGGAATAAATTTTTTGAATTGATTAATATTAAACTGATAATTAATAATAGGAATACATATCATTATATCAAACTTTTTGGGTTGTTTTTTGAAATATAATAAATTATGTAATTCACATTCTTGGCCACCATGGACATCTATTTTCTTGTAAGATTTAGTATCGATACCTAATTTCTTAAATTTTTCAGGGGTAGTTGTACATAACACACTTTCATGTTGTGGATACCAACTTTTCAAGTATTCATAAAATGTTTGACAAACAATGATATCCCCAAATCCACCACAAGGTACATTAATTAAGCCAATCCTTAACTTTTTTTGATTTGTAATACGTTTATTTTCAAGTGATATTCTAGGTATATCATACAATTCTTCGTAATATTTAATTTTATTAACACTTTTTAATAATTCTTTATTCATAATAATATAATATAATATATTATATTATATTATAAAAGAAAAAAATCTATGTTATAGTATAAAATGCCCACTCTTGTAACAGAATTAAAACCAGATGTATTAAAGGATCATATACAAAAAAATATAAGTAATAGAAGGATTTTTAATGAAGATAAGGAAGAATTTAGAAAATTTGTTGATGGTGTATTAGGGATTAATAGTCCGGGAGAAGACAGAACAGACTTGGAAGTAGGAAAAGATATTAATTACGAGCAATGGAAAAATGCTACATATATAGCAAGGGAAGAATACCTTGAAAGAATGTGTCACGCTGTATGGAATGGAGGTGACAGTCAATCACAAAGTGAGCAAATATATGAATGGCTTATTAAGCTTAGGACTGACCACCCTAGTAGGTTGGATAGTATGAAAAGTGATTTACGTAGTAGTTTACTTAATCCTTCACCTGAATGGGGGGGACTGGATGGGGGAAACCGTAAAAATAAAACCCGCAAAAGCAAATCACGTCGTAGCAAAACCGGCAAAAGCAAAACCTGTCGTAGCAAAACCCGCTATAGCAAAACCCGTAAAAACAAAAGACGCTACAGCAAAACCCGTAAAAACAAAAGACGCTACAGCAAAACCCGTAAAAACAAAAGACGCTACAGCAAAACCCGTAAAAACAAAAGACGCTAAATAAATATCTATATTATAATATTATATGGATAATAAATTACAATCAGGTGGGGGTTTAATAGGAATAGGTAGTTTTGGTTGCGTATTTAAACCCGCACTAAAATGTAAAAATAAAAAAAGTGTTAACGATAACCATGTTTCTAAAATTTTATTTGGATCAAATAGTAAATATGAAACTAAAGAAGAGTTAAAGATAAATAAAATTATTAAAAGTATAAAAGGTTATGAAAATTGGGCTTATATATGGGATACTTATTGTTTACCAAATGAATATTCTAAAATAATAAAAGAAGAACCTGAAATTGATGACTGTTTAAATGAAAATACATTAACTGTGCAAGAATTTAATAATAATAGACATATGTTAATAGGAAATGATGCAGGTATTACATTTAATGTATATATGTCTAACAATTTTAAATCTGAAATATATAATAATAAAAATAAATTTATAAAAAATTTCTTAGAACTTATGAAAAAAATGAAACCGTTGTTTATAGGTTTAGTTGAAATGAATAATGAAAAGATATCACATAATGATATTAAATATGATAATATTATGATAGATGAAGAAGGGTGTAAATATATTGATTTTGGATTATCTGCTAAATATTCAAATACTAAATTTTTTAAACAACGTAGCATGACTGAATTTATAGCAGACCGTATTTATCCACCTTATCCACTAGAATTTATATATTTATATGCTAGTAAACAATTATTGGAAGAAGAACTGGATTATATAAAAGATGATATAACACGTAGTTTATATAATAGATATAAATTAATCCATGAAACTATCTTCAAAAGGAAAAATATAAAAGGTTATTTTATAAATTTAATAAATTATACAATAGAAGGTAAATTAATAAAAGAAAAAAATAATATTATTACCCTTTTAGATACATATTCAATTGGTATCTTGGTACCATCTATGATAACTAATTTAGCTAAATCATATAATAAATTAAGTCAACTAAACAAGTTGTTAATGGTAAAAGAAATAAAACCATTTATAGAACTATTCAAATCTATGAGTGAACCTGATAATAAAGAACGTTTGAAACCATTAGATGCTTATCAGCGGTACTTGGAATTAGAATCAACTTACTTAAAATCTAATAAAAAGAGAACAATTAAAAAGAGAACAATTAAAAAGAGAACAATTAAAAGAAAAAGAGTTACAAAATAATATTATATATATATATTTGGTTTTTAGAAAGGCATGGATTGATTATGAATATCTACATTATCACCTATACCTTCACATCTCTCCCTACCATTATAAGGTGCTTTTAATATTTCAAACTCTGAATCATTATTAATAACTAATACTTGAATTTGTCTAAATTTATTATCACCACACATATCATGTTTTCCAAATGCCCTAGACATACCTACATCTACCCTCCATAAACGATTATTATATCTCGAATTTAAATATCTATCATTCATAAACTGTGGTGTATGTGCTACGACCATACCATCAATTGGTTGTATAGTTTCATTTCTTTTATTTAAAATACTCATTAACTGATTAAACCCTTGTTCAGTATTTTCATTTTCATCATCTTCTTCTGAATATAATCTACACCAAAAAGGTGAAATATCATCATCTGATCTAAATATTTCATCAAATACTTTATCATCTTCTTCTGTACCATCTTTTAATAACCATTTTCTAACTATACTGTTTAATTCATGTAGCGTATATTTACTAGCTAAAGCATGTCCTACTCCACCATGGACAAAAATGAACTTACCGATTTGTATAACTGATTTTTTCTGATAAGCATAGTGTTTGGCTATATTACCACCACGCTCAAATGATTTTAATCTATGATAATATCCCAGGGGATAACCATCATCGGTAAATTTAGGACCCCGCTGACTCTGAGGAACAAACTCTAAGAACTCTTCAGGTGAAACATATCTATAATCTTTATCAACATTCATTAATTCATGATTGCCTATAATACCTAGTACACGGCCACCAACTTTCCTTGCTTCTACGTCTAAGTTTTGGAATATCTTAATAATTCTCATATTACTACCTTCATCTTCAACTACATCAGACCAATCCTCAATACAATTTTTCTTCCATGAATCGGGTCTACATCGGTCTATTTGATCCCCACATTGAACCACCCATGTGTTACCACCAGACCAACTAATTTTATCAACATTATAAGGAAAGATATTACTTGGAATAACTTTTGCTAACCGTAATGCTTGTAAAGAAACTTTTAGGTCACCATGTAAATCACCTATCGCTACAACTCGTGGAACAGCAGGATACATTCCTAATTGGTCAAACTTTTTCATATCTGGATTACTTTTCATATCCCTTATTTCATTTTTACCCGATTCAACGCGCTGTCTCGCTTCATGTGATTCTGTAGCGGCGGTTACTTCACTTGAAGTAATGGGTTCACTCATCCTTCTATCACGATTATATTGTTCAGCAGATTGTGGAGGTCCCGTAGAACCTTTACCGGGATTCATTATATTCGGTTGTGACAACCTCCTACTTTTGTATTTATTCATCTTGAACGTTAAAAATTTTTTTATCTCAATTAATAATTGTTCTTTAGGCATATTATGTGCTTCTGATGTAGTTATGATTTGATGTTTTAAACATAATTGTTTTAACTGTGTATCTGTGAAATCAGCGAGTTCAACACCATTGAATTTTAAAGATTTACAACTCATTAAATTTAATGATAATTTAATGTTATCTTTTTAAACTAATTTATTTAATATAGTATATGGAAGATTGGGTTAAATATGCTTTAATTGCGGCTGTATTTATTTCTGTCAAAAATATGATAACTAAAAATATCTCAGCAAAATACAAGTATATTGATTATTTAGTGTATGCTATTACATTCTCATTCATATGTATATGGACGTACGTGATTAGCACTGGTCATAAAGTTGCTAAAGTAGAAAATTCAGATATCTTAGTTATATTAGTAAGAGTATTCATAGTCTATGTTCTCATAGACCCTTCGATTTACAAAGCGCTACAGACATGTGGATCTAATGCCGGGAAACCAATGTGTATCATAAATATGGAGGTTATTCTAACATTCATACTAAGTGTAATATTCCTAAAAGCAGAGATTGAATCTAAGATAGTAATAGGTATTATTTTAATGATAACTGGTGGATATATAGTATCTTATAATTAAATTTGATTAATTAGAATAAAGATCACATTAACATAAAGAATAACTAAACAATATATTCAAAGAATGGAGAACCTAAAAGTAATGCTCGCACAAGAATATGTTCAGGGGAAACATGAAGTTAAGGGTTGGTTATGTTCTGAAAAGTTTGATGGATACAGAGCATATTTTGATCCTGAAGAAAAACAATTCTACTCCAGACAAAACAAGAAATTCAATGTCCCTGAGTGGTTTATTAAGGCTATGCCTCCCAAACTTCTCGATGGAGAACTTTGGATCGGTAGAGAATGCTTTCAAGGAATGGGTGTCGTAAGAAAGAAAGTTCCTCTTGATGAAGAATGGCTAAACATTACATTTCAGGTTTATGACATTCCTAATCATCCTGGTAATTTCAAAGAAAGACTAAAAGAACTTGAAAAATTTGTTAAACTCAGTAATACTAGGTGGAGGAAAATTTCTAAAGGTCTTCCTTATCCTATCAACGGTATCCCGTGTCCAGTAGTCATGGCAAAACAGACTGTAGTAAAAGATATTGACCACCTAGCCAAACTTTACAAAGATATTATCTCTAAAGGGGGTGAAGGAGTCATGCTCAAGGATCCCGAATCAATATATGAAGGAAAACGTTCTAAGAAACTCTTAAAATACAAACCTGCTTTCGATGAAGAAGCAGTTATCATTGACCACAAGATGGGTGAAGGTAAGTATAAGGGTTACTTAGGAGCACTTATTTGTAGACCATTAAGGAATCATGACACATATTCTTCCATAGACCTAGATGATGATCACGTCTTCTCAATATCAGGGATGGATGATGCAGTTCGTAAATCATATAAGAAAACACATCCTATAGGAACTATTATATCCTATGAACACTCCGGAAAGACAGACAAGGGGAAACCTCGGTTCGGTAGGTATACACGTGTTAGAACCGATATCATTGTCAAGGAACACGGAGAAGAACCAATTGAACAAGTAAAATCTCGTATCATTGAGATTTTCAAGATTCTGGGTAATCATGAAAAGACTAATGGTGAAAGTTTCAAAGCATCGGCTTATTTCAAAGCAATCAAGAATATTCAGAGTCTTGATGAAATCAATGAAAAATCTTTGAAAGAAGTTAAGGGTATAGGTAAGAGTCTCTGTGAAAAGATTATGAGTATTGTGGACACAGGAACATGTAATGCTTATGATAAGATTAAGAATCTAAAAGATCCTAGAAAAGACTTCTTAGAAATCTCAGGAGTAGGCCCTAAGAAAGCAAAAGAATTAGTAGAGAAGGGTATCACCACTATAGAATCTTTGAGAAAAGCACCTAATCTAAATGAACTTCTAAATGATAAACAACTTATCGGTCTTAAGTATTACGAAGATATTTTAGAACGTATCCCTCAAAAAGAAATTGATTTACACAACAAACTGTTAAAAGATGTCCTTAAAGAAATTGACCCTACAGCAGGAATGACTATTGCTGGTTCTTATCGTAGAAGAGCTAAAGATAGTGGTGATATCGATGTTCTTCTTAAAGGTGATTCTAAGTTATATAAGAAATTCATTGAAGTTCTAGAAAAGAAAGGTTATCTATATGAAACTCTAGCTAAAGGATCTAAGAAGTATAATGGAATGTGTAAGTTACCTGAGTGCCTCACATTTAGGAGAATAGATATTATGGTTACTAAAGAAGAAGAATATCCATTCGCTATTCTATATTTCACAGGATCTAAGGACTTCAATACTTTAATGAGGCAACATGCTCTAGACCGTGGTTTATCTATGAATGAATATTCTCTAAAATACGATGATTCAAAAGAATTAGTTGATCATAAATTTACTTCAGAAAAAGAGATATTTGAATACCTAGATTATACATATGTTGAACCGTGGTTACGGTAATTAATATATATTATATATTATATATTATAATGATTTCTCCAAGGTCAAGTCAAGGGTCAAGTTTGTCAAGTTTGTCAAGTTTGTCAAGTTTGTCAAGTTTGTCAAGTCAAGGGTCAAGTCAAGGGTCAAGTCAAGGGTCAAGTTCACCATTAACTTTAGAGGAAAACATAGTAGATAGTATCAACGATTTATATAAACTAAAACGTGGTGATCAACCGTCTGAATTATATAAATTTGTTTTAGTTAAAGTCCCAAATAATAAAATACCGGGTGAAATAGCTAATAGTATTATAATTAATATACCATACACTCCTTATAAGAAAACTAGGGATTTTTTAAAAAGTAAATTTTCTAAAACAGACAAACCACGTTCAACCACTATTATAGAGAATTGTGGTAAATCTGTACAGTTTATGGTTACAAAAGATATGGTACCAGGTGAGAATATAATTTTATTTTGTAAACACGGATTAAATAAAACACAAAATGTATTATTTCAACCTATTAAAATTGATTATGATTATGGTTTCGATAAAATTAAAGAAACTATAGGTAAATTAGATGTTCCGGATTTAGTTAATAAAGATATAAGTGAAGCTTTATTTAAAATAACAAAATATATTGAAAGTAAAGAATATACTGAGGGGATTAGTGGAGGTGCGGCAGGTGAGGAAGGTGACCCTCCCGCGCAACCATCGCCACCGCCACCGCCAGTCGATAAAATTCATATAAGAATTAATATTCTTCCAACTGGTGAAACGAAGGAGGGCCAGGTTACCAAGGATCAAATTAATAATTATGATACATTAAAAAGACTGTTGAATACTTTTTTGAATGGTAGGGAAATAAAAACAATTAAATACTTAGATAGTGGCTTTGGTGACGACGATGACGAAGTTGAATGGGTTAACATTGTCAATGATTCTGATGTATATGCTATGAATGAAATATTGTTATTTAAAGATCCTAATGGCGTTGGTAAAGAGGAAAATCCGCTAACCATAAAAGTGGAAGTGGATTCAGGGCAAGGGGCTGATCCACCGCCATCGCCACCGCCACCGCCACCGCCACCGCCACCGCCACCGCCACCGCCACCGCCAGTCGATAAAATTCATATAAGAATTAATATTCTTCCAACTGGTAAAACGAAGAAGGGCCTGGTTACCAAGGATCAAATTAAGGGTTATGATACATTTAAAAAACAGTTGAAGACTTTTTTGGATGGTAGGGAAATAAAAACA